CTATATTTTGTTACCAATCTTATATACCTTATCTTTCCCTTTTCCGGAACCTTTAATGAATGAATCTATCCAAATAACTTTTCCGCTTTTGTAATGCCGGAAATGCCCTCGGACCGTAAACTGACCGCTTGGAGATTTTCGATATCCGGATGCAGCAAAGTGCCTTTTCCCGCTACTGCTTTTCATGAGATAAACTGTGGATGCCGAGCTTCTACTCTTCTTGCTTTGGTTTTTCTGAACATTTTTTCGCAGGCTGTGGACTTCGCTGTTCTCTCGTTCATTCTCTTCCAGGACTTCCGTCTCAGTTTCTTTGCAGTATGCCATAAAAGCCATTGCTGAACAGTAAACGGTGAGTACAGATTGCTTATCTTCACTGCTCAGGTCCGTTCTATCCTTAACCAAATCAAGCAGTCCGTCTGGTCGTATTCTATATTCCATCATTCCAAGACTTAATCCCTTATGACTTACATAGAGCCTTATCTTCGATTCATTCCGGAACCCTTTGATAACATAACCGGACTCGGTGCAATCTATCTTACATGCCGGTAAAACCGGAGGATACCGGCGAACAATGTCCTTGTTCTTGTCTCTCCAGTCAAGGAGAAACTCGGTATCCTTTATGGTTAAAACAATCTTATCCATCTTTCATCCTCCTCGTTAATTATCAGCCTCCTCTACTCTTATCAGCCAGTCAGGTCCGAATGCAATCCGGTATTCATTTCTCATGGCTATAGCTTCCTCTAAAGTATCAAATTCATCAATATCCTCCCATGGATGGCCTTTGTATTTGCCTCTAACTTTATACATTTACACTACCTCCTTGATTAACGTATGGCTTGATAGTGTTCTTCAAAGATTTCATCGATGGCATCAGCCGTATCCCCACATATGCTCCATTGTGCTTTATCGCCGCCCCACCAGAGCTTCACGGCTCTGTCACTGGTGTCAACTTCGATATGAGGTCCTCCGGTTGCTATTGTCACCGCAACACCTCTGTACTCACCATCACCGCCAATATGATATTCGATATCAAGAGCATCTTCAAAGTAGCTGTATAAATCAGTTGCTTCTCCATTATCCAGTTTTTCACGGATTGCTTCGAGTTCTTCCTTCATTTCTTGAAGTTCTTCTTGTTCCGCTTCGGTCAACTGGCCATTATCTTTGTCTTCATAATCTGCTATATCTTGTTCTAACTCTTCGGCTCGTTCTTCCAGCTCATCCCTGCTTTGCGGATTTGCAGATAACTCGTCAAGCTCTTGGGCTATTTTTCTTACCCTTTTCAGGCATTCTTCTTCGTAAAATCTACTATTACTCATCTTTCTACTCCTTTCTGGGCGGTTTCGCCGCCGCCCATCGGCTATTCATGTTTACTTTCTTTCATCCTCTTCAACCTTGATGCCGCAGTACGGGCAATACTTTATAGGAACCAGTTTTCCGTCTATTACCATGTAGGGCATTACATCATGCAGGTTAACTTCCGGCTTTCCGGTTCCCTGTCTGCAAGTGTGGACCAGGTGCTCATGACCAGGTACTTCTTTCAGCAACTATTTCACCTCCCCTGCCATGTAGTCATACAGCTTGGCTTTCAGCTTCATAACGTCGCACTCAAGGTCTTCAATCATTACTTTGTAGGATTCAGCCTGGTTTTTATATCCTGCGGCTTCTCTCTTTGCTGTCATTAACGCTTCATTAAGCTCTTCTATGTTTGTCTTTAACATTGACTCTCTTTTTAAAACTGTTTCATATGCTTCTTTAAGACTACTAAGCTGTTTTGCCATCTCTAATTTTGCATCTTCAGCTTTTTGCACTTCATTGATGTAATACCGAGTCGTACAGCCAAAATCGTTTTCAATATTCTGTTCTGCTATCTCAAAGGCTCCGTCGAATGCTGCTGCCAAGTAGCTATCTGTTCCAAGCTCTGCTACCATCTGTCTGATTTTTTCAAGAGTCTTGCGCTCCATTTCTTTGGTTGCTGTCATTTCAACTACCTCCTACTTACCGTTTGGTAAGTTTTAATTCTTGACTTCATTCTAACTTACCAATATGTAAGTGTCAATCAAATAATTTATTTTTTATAAAATTTTTTATTATCAAGTTTTACATTTATGGCAAAGGAGCAAAAGCCTCTGAGAGCTTCCCAGTTGCTTTATAAGCCTTGATAATGCAAGCCTATAGTTTTATATTCAAAACGTCTGAAAGCTTCTGAAAATCGAAAATCCCGTAAGCCTTGTAAATAGTGGATTTTTTGGCAAAAAAATAAAGCCCCCTCAAGGATTTTCTCCAAGAGAGGGCTTAACTTGTTACTTGCTCTTTTGTTCTTTGACGGCCTGTTCAATTTTTGCAGTGAGCCAGGTGTCGAGGTCTCCGTATAACGACTCAAGCAATTCTTTGGTTTTCTGCGATAACAGTTTAACAGCCATTTCTTTTGCTGTGTTAAACGCTGTCTTTTGTGCTTCTGCATCAAAGGTTCCTGCTTTCTTAAGGCTGTCAACATAGGTCTGCGCTGTGTAGGTTACTGCTGTATAAACGGCATCGGCGGCCTCGTAGAGAGCCTGTTGCAGGGTATCGTTGTCTATGGTGGCAATTGCTTCATTTGTTTTAGTCTTAAAGTATTTCACGAGGAAGGTAACTAAAACCGGTATGGCCGGAATGATTACTACCTGAATTAAAGTCGTAAGTATTTCGTTCACAATTCACTCCTCCTTTTTTATACGAGCGAAACATCACTGATGTTCACCCAGCTAACTATTTCTTTGAGCAACACTTTTCCGTCACCGAGTTGCTGCACCGTATATGTGTTATTTTTTACCCAGTCAGGGATTGCCTGGCCCGTACTATACTTGGCAGCACTGCTTTTAATCTTAACCTTGCTACCGACTGTTATGGATGCAGAAGCTGATTCTACACTGACCGTTGTTCCTCCCTGGGTGGTAATAAAGGTATCGAAGCCATCAGCCTTAAGCTTTGCAGCCATGTTGTCAGCATTTTCTTTCTTGGAATATGCTCCTACCTGAACTTTATACAGGTTTCCTACCTGCACAAGCATGGTATCATATCCCTTAGCCTTAATAGCCTCCAGTGTCTTTTCGGCATTGGCTTTAACCCCGTAGGCACCAACCTGCACCCTGTAAAGAACGGTCCCTGATGCTGAATTGCCTTGATTTCCTGTGGAGGATTCGCTGCCTTTCAATGCCGCTATGATAGCATCAAATTGAAATTCGGAGCCTGGGCAATTTGGCTTTGTGACCGGATTTATTTGATAGTGCCCGACAATATGTTCACGGTCAAGCGGTATTTCAACGCCGTAAATGCGTTTTACCTCGCTTCGGATAAATTTAATCAGTTCAATTGTAGCAGCAAGCTGTGCATCCGTGAGCTTACCCTTTGTCTTGGCCCATATCCCTTCATGTTCGATGCTCACGGTATAATAATTGGCATTGGTCTTACGCTCTCTAACGGCTGCAAGGGTACTTTTCCCGTAGTACACACTCGAACTTGCGTCTGTGCTGGTTCCGTTGCACCATGCTCCATCCGTGAGTGGAACAAGCTGTGATACTCTTCCATCCTGAGCGACTACGAAATGAGCCGATGCTTGAGCTTGCGGGTTGCAGAGCCAGCTTACTGCGCCTTCATAACTTCCTTCGGTAATGTGGCACACAATCATGTCAGGCTTCCAGCCTTTACGACCATCGTATTTGTTTGGTGACGGCCTCTGGGTTATGTTCATGTCTATCTCCCCTTTCAAACTTGACTATTTTGATTTCCGATGTCCTCGTCTGGGATGTATTTATCACCGTATAATTTCTTAAGCTTGATTTGGTTTTCCATCTTCGCCTTGTTATAATAAAAACCCGTAGCTGTTGCCATCTCTGCGGCTGCTGCGGGGATTAAATAACTTAGCGGAGTGAGGTCCATTGTTCTCCATATCATGATGCAAGCGAAAATGAGAACGAATAGGTTTACAATGGACACGCCAATGAATATTTTCTTTGAAAACTCAGGAGGATTTCTTTTCTTGCCTCGCATATAATCACCCCCAATCACAGGAAATTGTCAACCCCTTGCTCATTAAGGAAATCTTTCTGTTCATGCTTAACAGCTCGTGCATACTCCAGAGCCTTTTCCATCTCTCCGTTGCATTTACTGTCAAGCCGTTTTATGGATTGAGCCGTAGCTTCACCGAGTGCTATTGCTGCTCCAACACCTTTGATAAGCAAGAGCTCGTTTTTTTTTCTTGCTTCCTCCTGTTTGTCTCTTTTGGCATCACGCCTTGTAATTGATTTTTGAATTGCCCAGAAGCACAGTCCTGTAACAGCGGACGGTATCCCCATCAGGGCGAGAAGTGATAAAAAATCAATTGCCAAATGCTTCACTCCTTTCTGCTTTTTGATAGATTTCATTGAGCTTTCTTCGTAAACCATAACTATTGCAATGTTGCAGCATCCCTTTGTAAGATGCTGCGCTTCTCATAAACTCTTCTTTCGTCAGTCTTCCGGATTTTAATTCTTCGCACATGTGCTTAACCTTTCTAATGATGCGCCTCGCCGTTTGTTTCTTGAGCTTACGATGTGTAGCCCATATTTTGTAACCAACAAAGTCAATTCCAAGTGTAATCGGACGTATAGCTGTCTTACTGTTGAGGTCAAGGTGAAGCTCTTCGTCAAGGAATCTCTGAATCTCGTGCTTAACTTGATTCAGGAACTTCTTATCATTGGACAATATAATAACATCATCCATGTAACGAATGTAGTAATGGAGCTTCAACTCGTGCTTTGCATATTGGTCAAGCTCGTTGAGGTATATGTTTGCAAATAACTGGGATGTTAGGTTGCCTATAGGCATACCTACATCCGATAGCCACATATCCTCTGTACATTCTTCCGGATTCATTCCGGAGGGAAGACCGAATTTCGTATTCTCGCAGTTTATGACTTTCCAAAGAAGATTGAGAAGCCTTTCATCGGTTATTCGCCGTTTTAGGATTTCAAACAAAATTGCGTGGTCAACGCGGTAAAAATATTTGCTTATATCAAGCTTAAGATAATACCATTTCCCCTCCTTTCTGCTTACCTGGCGTAGCCAGTATTGCAATCTGTCGGCGGCTTTGTGGGTTCCTTTCCCGATTCTGCATGCATAGCTGTCTTCAATGAACAGTTTGTCGTAAACCGGATTCAAGCATCGATAAATTGCCCATTGGACCACCCTGTCTTTAAACTGCAATGCCATGACAAGCCGAAGTTTCGGCTCGGTAACATAAAAAGGCCGGTATGGGCCGACTTCGTAAGTTCCCCACAAAAGCTCGTTCTGAGTGATAATGAGGTTCGACTCAAGGTTTGCTGTATAAGCCAGCACATCATCCCGGTACCTTTTGCCCTTCCGAGCTTCCAGGTATGAATTATAGAGGTTTTCGTAATCGCAGATATCATCAAAGACATCTGTAATCATGGTCATTCCTTCACAATTATCTTTGATTTCCTTCATGCGTCCTCCTTGTATTTGCGCCGTGCGTGACGTTTCCGCCTCGCTTCAATAATGAGCGTTTTCACGGCAATATAATCTTTTCCCCATGTCGTTCAGAGCAAAGGGAGGGAAGCAAGCCCCTTTGAGCCTGTACACTGTGCGCATTCCCGTAAGATATACGCCCATTATCGCTCCGATACAGGCGCAGAGCGGAGCGGAACCCGATGCTCGCGCTGACGCCCGAACGCGGATTGCCCAAGCTCGTGCAGAAGACTCCCGCGTTGGACGTGTTGTTCCAGTTGCCACCGCGAATCGGGAACCGCTATAGGCTTGCTCCCCATAATCGTACTATTTGAGGGATTTCATATATCCTCCAATAATACGACCGATTTCATCAAGCAACCTGCTCCAATACTCATACTTTTTAAAAGGCAGAGGTGGAGCAAAGTTTTTATCGTAGTAGTCTTTATCCTGTGCTAACCGGATAAAATGTCTTAAAACCTCCAGTTCTATGTCAAGCTCTTGTAACGTCGTCTTCTTGTAATACTTTTTCTCTACTTCAATAGACAGGCGATACATCCTGAGCATAGATGTCCGGATTTCATCCGCAGTTTGCCGTTCTCTCCTTGGAAAATGAGCCACTGCTCGTTTCCCGTACTTTATCATGTCGGCTATTTTCTCTTTGAGAACGAATGCTTTCTTATCCGGTTTTTGCTCTGGATTATTCTGAAATTGATTTATTTCCGTCAATTATTCTCCTTTCTTTAGAAATAGTAAAGCGGCCTATCGGCCGCATTCAGTTTAACAGTATACAGTTTACAGTTCTCCATAGTAAGCGGAGCGGAACCCGACGCCCGCGCCGACGCCCGAACGCGGATTGCCCAAGCCCGTGCAGCAGACTCCCGCGTAGGACGTGTAGCCCCAGCTGCCACCGCGAAAGGGGAACCGCTCTGCTACTCCATTGTTAGCATAAAAGTAATCGTTGCCGTATGTTTCATCAACAACAGCCCCATCAGGGAATAAACCAAGCTCTTTAAGAATCTGCGGGCATGTAACGCCAGATGCAAGGGTCATATCTTTAAAAAGACAACCTCTTGATGAATCAAGCTGAGAGGTAATTGATGTGCAAAGAGTCCATTTACTTGAAACATAATCGAGCTTAAGCGTACCGGCTGTACCTGGCGCAACAAGCGAACCATCCTGCAAAATAGCTTTCCAGTGAGTGGAGCTCTCTCCCATATCAGAAGTCGCATTCATACAGTCAGCATAAGGAATGATTTGAATTTCTCCCATAACCAGCCGCATTCCTGCACACCATTCCCAAACGTTTCCATTCAGGTCTGCAATGCCATCCGGCAGCCAGTTGTGATTCCATGTTGCCGGTCCCGAACCCGTAGCTGTCCTTCCAGTCTTTCCGGCTCCACTGTCAAAGTAAGTCTCCACACCTTTTTCATGAGGATACCCATGGTCAGAACCATAGTTGTTATTTCCTCGTGGCATTGTTCCGTTCTTTTTACTCCAAAGAGCAATTGCTCCCCACAGAGAAAACGGCATAAGTCCCCAGGAGCTTCCTTTCTGTCTGCATGCTGCAAGTGCAGCATCCCAGGTTATAGAGGTCTTCGGGTCCTGCATAGGCAGTGAATACGCTCTGTTGTTTACAATGATGTTTTGATATTTGCTGACTCCTACTTTTGCCTTTTCTGTACTATTCAGTACAAATGCAGGATGCACTGTTGATGTAGCACCTGAATATAGTTCAGAAGTTAACATTTTAGGAAGAACAACAAGCACTGAGGGCATCCCAACGTCGTCGAGTTTTACCGTATTTTTCCCTCCAGAAAGAGATTCAACCGCCAATTTAAAATCATCAAAGTTTGCCATTCTTTACACCTCCAAATCCCATAATGTTAGAGTACATTTATCAATATCAAAGGGAACCGGTTCAAGTCTCGTAGCAGGTTCTCCTTCTTCCGGATTTTCAACCGGAGTTTCAATATAAGTCCGTGCCGGTATGTCTATTTCAGCCACGTATCTGAGTCCCGCTGCCGTACCGCAAACCAGGCATCCCATACTGTCGGCACAGATGTCGATATGATTTGTGTCGTCTCTTTCATACTTTGAAAGATTAAGCATAATCTCATCTCTGAAACTGATAATATTTCCAGTAACCGAATACTCAATTTTCGGCCCTTCGTTTTTATTAACAACGTTCATCGTCTATTTTCCTCCATTCTTCTTAATTCTTTGTAGGCTTCTGCTGTTCTTGCAGCAATGCATTCAACATGCTCACGGTCAGCAGCATTTTTGGGATTTGCTCCGAAAGAGCGAGCCACGTATGCTTCGGCTTGTTTTCGTTCTTCGGACTTTATGATTATGTTTGCCATATTCTTCGTTCACTCCTTTCTCGCAGTTTATACAAATCTGTCTTCCTTCTGGGATTATTTCACCGCAGCAAACACATCTGTCTGTATCGGTGTAACAGAAAGACATGATTAAATACCTCCCTGGATATAGCAATTGACTACAACCCTGGACGCAGCTCCTGTAAATGCTATTTTGAATCCGTTAAGCAGCTTTTCAGTGATTTCTATGCTTCCAACTCCGCCATTTTCATAGCTGACTATTTCCGCATAGACAGTATAGTCTTGAGTGTTCCTACTCGTAGCAAGGGATACGGTTTGAATACTGTTGTTGAACGGATATTTCTGTGTATTTGTGAGTTCCACTGTCTTTTTCTCTCCAGTCAACCCATCCGTCTTGTCTTTGAGAAGTCTCGCCATTCGTATAGCCTCAAGAGCCATCGCATCTCCGGCAAAAACACCTTCTTCAATGTTGTTAAACCGGTCCTGGTCTTGAGGAGTCCCCTGTTGAATCACCTGCTGGGTTGCAGGGTCAACAACATGGTTCAACCAAAATGTCCTGCCGTATGCCATTTTTTACACCTCCTGTATCGGTAGATTAAATTTAATTAAAATGCTTTGTACTCCTGTTCTTGATATACTCACCTCCTGCTCACCTGCTAATGTTCCTGCGTCATCATAAATTCTTATGCGTGTCACCGTGTTAGCCACGGCTGGAACGTTAGGAATATTAGCAAGAATGATGATACTGTTTCCGCTGATTTGAGCACTGTTTACCTCTGCATCGTACCAGACACCTGAAACCTGATACTGAAATTTTTGAAGAGAGTTGAGCCATCTTTCCCTTTGTTTTGCAAGAAACTCGTTTGTCCAAAAACCCATGTGAATCACCTCCTTTATTCACCGCAGTATGCAGTTCCACAATATGTCGGCTGGAAGAAGTATTCTAATACACCTCCGTCAACATCAACTTGCTTTTCTATATTTGTGCCAACAGTAGATAAATACGGATAGGTTCCACAAACCTCATCACCACAATTCATTGGCTGATAGAGAAAGTTTTCTATTGCTCCATCAACATCAATATCCTTTGTGAGAATTACTCCAATTGTAGCGATGTCTGGATAGGTTCCACATTCAGTTGGCTCGTAGATAAAATCTGCTATAGAACTGCCAACAGATACGTCTTTTTCAAGGATAGCACCAAGAGTAGCAACGTTCGGATAAGTCCCGCAAAAAATCGTTCCGCAAAACGGAACGTTTGTGATGAATGAAGCTATATTCTTTCCAACCTGGACTTCCGCTTTTATTTGGTACATGTATCGTATTCCGACACCACCAGGTTTTATAGCAGGAACTTCACCCAGGACAATAGGTTCTCCTCCAGGACCAATCGTCGGCATTGTCAGGATGATGGTTGCAGGTTGAGAAGGTTCTTCTGAGTAATAGATATCATCTACTCCCCAGACATTCTTCATGGCCTCCATGATGTCATAGTAGGTTCCATTGGTAACATTTCTGAAAGCCTTATATTTCAGGAACCTCCTGTACCGTTCATCATCAATAACTGGATAGTAAATTTCTTTTCCTGACAACAAACCTGCTTCTTTACGGCTCAAAACAACTATATCACCTACACCATCTAATTGTTTCCCTACGGCTTTGTCTAATGTCCTTTCAGTTCGTAACTGGTTGAACATGTCAAGGACTTCTTGAAGCTGATGATCCAGTGCATTTGCTAAAACTTCTATATTGTGCTTATTTCTGAACTGTTCCGGAAAGTCAGCTAAAAGGCTATCAAGGCGTTCCATTCAGGACCACCTCTATTCTGTCTTTGTCTATAACCGCCTTTTGTCTGCTCGTAATATCAACGTTTTCCAGGTCGTAAGCCGTTGGTGTTTCTTCCGCATCTGTTGTTGCAAACGCTTGAATTTTAACGTATCCAACGCCACTTACATTGGTATAGATACCAGCGTAAAATCTCTGCGTAAAAATGCTTTCTCCTGCTTTCAAGCTTTTTACATCGCTTAGAATTGAGTTTCTCGTAAGCTCTGCGTAATTTGGCGGCATCGGCTGTGCGGAATTCATTGTAAGTGTCACTTTAAGCCAAACATAGACATACTGAGGACGGTTAAACCTTATTGTTATGGGTTCTCCGGAAACACCGGTTACTATAACCTCCTCTGAACCAAATGTTCCAATTCCCCCTGCCTTTTTTGCAAGAATTTGAGCTGCTATTTCCGTACTGTCTCCGCCATCGACAACTATCTCAATACTATGTGGCGGCCTTCCTTCTTCGTCCACAGTATCTCCGTCGTTCTCATACCCCTTTGCGCTTTCGACACCTTCTACGTTCTCAAGAATCGCACCAACGATACTATCGAGCATTGTATTAGACCTGAGAGCGATTTTCTGGATATATGATTGTCTCGCTTCAACATCTGTCTCTGCAAGTCGTCCGTAGACTGCATATCCTACGTTTCTACAGCTCCGAAAGCCAATCGGTCCCGTAACTATTTTGTTAATAGAACCTTCTGGCAGAACAAATTTACCGTATTCCTCGCTTAAAAAGCTTATGAGAGAATAAACGCTCTTCGTTGTCAGATTTTCAGATAATATCAGCGAGCTGCTCCTGAGCTTGTTGGTATCTTCCAGCATTAAAACTCCATTTTGTACCGTAGCTGTAAAGAGAGGGTCAGTAATGGCTTGTGCTAAACCTTCCAGAATTGAGGATTCTGTCGGGTTTGTTCCACTTGTGTAGGTGTAAATCGTTCCGTCTATTGCGATGGTATAAGTCGAAGAAGCTTGAACCTGTAATACTCTGATAGAAACTTTGTTAAAAGCCCTACGTGTTATGACTGATGATTCCTGAGCGCATAGGAAATTGACAACAGGTAAAGTATCAGATGCAATCATACATGTAGTCGGTATAGGTGTTTCATCGTCGCCCTCACAAAGGATAGTATAAGATGTCTTAGTTGCCCTGGCTCTTTTTGAACCTCCAAACTGCATTGCATTGTCAAGGTTTATGCCTTCTGCTGTCGATGGATACTGAGAGTAATATACGTCCTGTCCAACTTCCCACAAAGTCGCAATCTTATCAGCAAAGCTTGTAACGAATACATTTAACAATGATTGAGGATTAACCGTTGGGTCAAATCCCCAGCCTTCTTTAAGCTCTTCGTATATTTCAGACATAATAGTATCAAGCCTTTTCAATACAAAACCATCTGGAGTGACTCCGTAATCAGGCATTAACCGTCACCTCCTCACTTATATATTCACTGCCTGCTTTTGCCTCAAATGAAATAGTTAAAGTTCTCTCAGCCTTGTTTGCAGTAATAGTAAGCGATGTAACTTCTGTTACCTCATCAACGCTGAGTATCTGCTCTCTAATGAGCTGTTCGGTCCGGAAGTCATTTCCTCCTTTTACAAGCACCTCATCAAAGTAAGGGATCCCGAGCTCTTCGTTAAACTCCCATTCTCCGGCAAACCATTGCAGCCGTATCTTAACTGCTTGGCTTACGCTGTCTGTAATGGAAATATCGCCGCTACTGGATACTGCAAGGTCTCCTGTAGCATCAAGCAACAAATCTTTCAATTATCATCCCTCCTTTACTGTGGTGCTGAGGTCTGGCTTCCAGGTTCCGATGATGTATGAGTATGATTCTTCAATGAGATATTTCCTGCTGTTACATCTCCGGAAAGCACTGAGAGCCCTTGTGAGGCCGTTATTTTTCCTGTGGTAGTTGTTATATTACCCTCCACTGTTAAATCGCCCCTGATGGCTATTCCGCTTTGAGAAAGGGTTATTTTGCTATCCCCTTTCTTAATCACTATTGCATCATTGTCGATTGCTTCCTTAACCGCAGCATTTGGCTTTGCAAAAAGCCCTGGTATTGCTACTGCATTGGTAAGGTCATGCCTCAATTCTGCCTGCGTCTCACCGCCGTATCTCCAGTAATCAAGGGCCTGCTCGCAGATTATAAGCAGACATCCGTCGCCCTCTTTTATCGGGAATGCAATAGTAGCATCCTGTCCGCCTCCCTGTATCAGCACCACTGGAACACCGGATATGACCGGATAGTTAAAAACCCTGCCATCCGGAGACCTAAACTGTCCTTTCGGTAGGACAACAGCCGTGCATGTGGCAGAGTCAAAACTTTTAATTTCTCCTGGCATCGCAGTATGAACGCCAGAAAGGAATTCTTCAATAGTCCTTCCTATTTGTTCTGTAAATTCTTGCAGCAATTACTTCACCTCCAGCAATTCGGCTGTGCAAGTCCATTCGCCTTCGATGTTGTCTCCGTCTATAGTCAGTTTTGAAACTCGGAAATTCCCAGTTGCAATCTTGCTTTCCAATCTCACATAATCATTGACGTTGATAGCTGCGTTCATGAAGTATCGTACTTCCCATCCTGTCTGAGCGGTCTGCATTGTATTATTTCTGTTGCCTTCGTTTGGTGTCTGAGATGCCTTAGTAATTCTTTTAGGTATTCCGATTAATCCTGTTTCTGCACTGAGAAGAAAAGCTCTCGTACTGATAGGTTCATTAGGCATCTTAACTTGCAGGACCCCGTTCTGCAATGACCATGCAAGCCCGCTCGAAGCACAGGCTTTTTTCAAAGCTCCTTTTGCGGCACCTACATAGCTGAACCCATTTTGAAGGTCAACAAACTTTGCTTTGGGAGAAAATACGACAGGCACTCCCATTTGTCCGGCAGTATCTTCAATAATTTTCTTGCTGTTGATAACACCGGCATACGAAACCGAGATGTAGGTATCACGTAAAGCTACTCGGCTATCCACAGCCTCAATTTCTGTCATAGTGTCCGGACCGTCTTGAGTAGTAACAACATTGGTGATATTCCCAACAAAAGCAAGGGGCATTATCGTCCCATAGCCTGCCTTAAGCACTACTTCACAGTCCTTGAGATTTAATGTGGCAAGCTGTGCTGGAGATAAGTTCCAAAGCGTAATCTTTCCTGTGTTTGCACTCTCCAAATCTGACTTCTCTATAGAAAAACTGATATGAAGGGCTGTTTTATGCGGAAAGTCGGTGGAGCCAACTTCAAAGCCTGGCCTTCCAGGTACTCCAGCCGAAAACCTATATTGCCTATCAAAGTTATTCATGCTCCACCTCCTATTCCTTTAGGTCCTCGTAGGGTATAAACACAAAAACGGCCTTCCCGTTAATGAAGTCGTTTCTCCCAACCTTTTCAAGGTCTGTTATTACTCCAAAAACTCCGGAAGGCAGGTCTCTGTTTTCATAAAAGAATGTCAGCGGCGAGTTGGGCACAATCTTTGTCATCGCCACGATAGGGGTTTCCTCCAGGTCGTAAATTCCAAAGGACCAGTATCCGAATGTGTCGTTATAGGTAAACCGGAGCAAATACTCTTTTCCTCCAAGAACAACCCTGGAGAAACTATCATTGAGGTCCGGAGGCGTAATGTATTGCATCATCAAAAACACCCCCTCTAACCAAACAGCTTAGCTGAATCAGCTAAACCATATAGAATCGATGCGGCTTTTTTCGAGTCTTTTTTTTGTTCGGACTTGTTTGTGGAATTTGTAGCATTCTTAGAGCTGATTGTCCCTGCATTGGCTCCGGTAGCCCCGCTTTTCCCGTAGGAAGCCTGGATTGCTACCGTTTTGGCTTCCGTAACTCTTATCTGCTTGAGCTTAATCGGTATCTCGCAGGCGTATCCTGTCTCGGCAGTTTTTGGTATCGTGATGCTGACTATACCCATGTTCTTCCATGTACCTTCACTCGTTGTGAAAGTAACCGGTTGCTTATTGAAATACAGCCTTTTCAATTCTTCTGTAACGGCCTTTACACGGTTTCTGTTTTTGCCGAATCTTTTTGCCCATGTAACGGGAGTATCGGTAAGGAAGATGGTTAAATCAATCAGCAACGGCTTCAAGATGATTGTATCCTCAACAGAATACCCCTTCTCTGTCGGATATTCTGGGATGTCTGCTTCATAGGTTGTTGTCTGGTTTATGAGCACATCAAATTCAATCCCATTGATGCTTGCTGGTCTTGTGGCTCTCATCTTCCTCACCTCCCATATGCCAATCCACGGGCCATATAGCTTGTTGCGTCATAGGCAGATTTGCTCATAGCCTTAGCACCAGCTTTTTGAGCAGAGACATCGCCGCCGTTGAAATTGTTTGTAATGTTTACATTCTGATTGACATTGCTGGTTCTGTTCCCTCCACCGGCTGCTGCACCAGCAGTAGAAGCAGATACCGTCGCTTTCATGTCTCCTCCTCCGAAGAACTTGCCTATTGCATCGCCTATCCCTCCGAAGAAGTCTTTCACCGCCTGTATCTTTTGCTTGATTGCGTCTACAAATCCCGTAACCTTCGCAACGATTGCGTCAATCTTTTCTCCAAACCAGTTGTAAATGGTATCCCAGATATACACGAAGAAAGCCTGTATGCTGTTCCATACTCCTTCAAAGATGGTCTTTATTCCATTCCAGGCTTTTTCCCAGTCTCCGGTAAATACACCTGCGATGAATTCTGCTATACCTCTTATTACCGTAAGAAAACTCATAACCAGGCTGCTTAAGAAGTTCCACAATATTTCAAACTGGGCTGTAATCTGGTCGCCCCACTGGTTCCAGAAATCTTGCAGTGCTCCAAATACTGCTATGGCAATAGCCTTCAACGCTTCCCATAATGCACCCAGGGTTGATTTAATAGCATCCCATACTGCAAGCAGGGTAGATTTTATTTCATCGCCGTTTTGTGCCCAGAAATCTTTCAACCCTCCCCATATCGTTGAGGCTATTTGTTTAATGAAATCCCAGGCAGCAAGCAAGAATGACTTGATGCTTTCCCATGCTGCGATGATGGTTTGCCTTACTTTTTCTGTGTCTACTCCGGCTTTTTCGAGAAGCTTCCCTATAACACTGTCATTGCCCTTCATGAAATTTATGAAGTCGTCGATAATGAGGAACACTGCTACAATGACTGCTACTATAGCAAGCATCTTGAAGTTGATTCCCGTTAATAGTTTCCCGAACGTTTGCAGGAATGCAAGGATTTTCTGTGCATTGAGTGCTACAAATATCGCTGCCGCCGTTACTGCTACCAGCTTGAGCAGATTATCAAACCCTCCTACACGGTCAGCAAGTCTTTCAACGAATGTCGTTGCCTTTTTCAGAACCTCCATTATCTGTGTGAAAGAACGGACCATGAATCTTCCGATTGTTTGACTTAATCCAAGGGAACTGTTCATGCTGTCAACCCAAAGCCCCCACTGGTTCCGAATGTTCAGAAGAGCATCCGAAATGCTGAAATCCAGTGTTTCAAATCCGGCGTTTATTTCGTCCGCATTGGATATAAAGGCTTTTTTCAAGTCTGCTACAGTGAAGGTTCCTTTGCTTGCCATATCAGCAAGTTTTTCCTTTGCTACACCGAGACTTTTTGATATCAGGTTTATGGCCTCCGGAGCTCTTTCGTATAGCCGGTTGAGCGTTTCCGAATCCACTATCCCTTTTGCGAACGATTTATTAAGTGCCTCCTGCAATGACTTGACTTCTTCGTTGCTTTTACCGGCAGTCTTAAAGAGTTTTGTTGTCAGTGTAGCAAACTCTGTAGCTTCCTCAACCGACCCAAATAGTGAACGGTCACTTTGTATAAGGGTGCTTACCACGTTTGCCATATCTGCGTAGGAGGACCTTGTATCGTTCGCCGCCTTAAGAATTTTCTGCTGTATCTCTTCCTGGTTTCCAAGCTGCTTCGTAGCATTCCGTATCTGGTCGTTAATACCATTGAACTCTTCGGCAATGGCGTTAAGTTGAACAAGTGAAAACCCTATTCCGATGGCTCCAAGCAGTTTGGTAGCCATATCTTTAAGCCCTTTGATGCTGTTTTCTGCGGCGTTTTCGGTTTTCTTGTCAACTTCATATCCGAAAAGAATAGCAATATCTCTTATAACCATAGGCTACCTCCCTTCTCTCAATTCCATCGTCTTCCCGTATTCTATGTCCAAATCCATCCTGTGCAGTGCGTAGAGCTTCAATGCCTCATCCAGCGTATAGCATGTTTCAAGTTCATACTTTGATGCCAGCCTTGCTTTTATGAGGGTATACATCCTCAGTTCAAGCTCAGTAAACTGGCTTACATCAAGCTTTCCATATTTGCTTATTTCATCTGTTTCATAAATTTCTCGACGACCGCACCAGATTGGCCGCCGAGCTTCCTGAAAAAACCTGCAAAGTTGACTCTGATAACCTCAAATGCAAGGATGAACATATTCTGCACTTCACCGCAGAAAAGTTCATTCGCCAGGTCCTCGGTGAGTCTTTGCGGTTCTTCTCCGTCTTCAAGCTCTACGGTAATGTTCTTTCCGGTTATGAGAAGTTTCTTCATTAAGCTTTCAACTTTATCCCCTGAAATAGAGTTGAAAGCCCCTGCAATCGCAGGGGCTGCATCTTCAACATCTATATCAAGGAGGCTGGTTTCTGAACCGTCCGGCTTCTTTACTCCCAAGAAGGGAGCAAGGCTTCCGAGCAGCGGTATGGCAAGAGCCGCAAGCTCGCCACTAAGATTGCTGGCCTTAAATGCAGGGAACGGAAAGATGTAAAACACATTCCCGCCTATCGTCACCTGTTTTGGTTCAAACTGTTTCATCGTTTAACCTCCTTTATCCTTCTTTCAGCTCTCCTGCGCCAGTTTCTATGGTCCACTCACGGTTATTTGTGTCCTTCCCATATACCCTGCTGGCAGGCTTTGTTACCCATGCTTCATCGCACGAGAAAAGCGTACCGCCTTTCAGGTCCTTTATAAGGACAGGGAAGGTTCCGTTTCCAGTCTTTTTGTCCAGGGTATATTTATCCTGGAGAAACTTATTGGTAGGAGAGGTCTGTAGCACAACAACTTTTATACTGTACTGGTCGTTAGGGTCAATTGCCCTGGCAATTTCTCCGTCGCATCCGGTCTTAGACATTACTCCGTCGCCCTTTGCTTCGATGGTAACAAAGCTGTCATCGGCGTACCCTGATACGGAGTGATTCCCAAAGGCAATCATTACCTGTCTGCTGCTATAAGTCTTTACAGTCCCCATTGTTCACACCTCCTTAGTAAACGAGAGAACCTTGGATATTTGCTACATGTATAGCTCCGGCCAGTCGTGCCGTGAACTTGCACCTGCTTAATATCCTCGAAGCTTTGTCTGTGTCGCTTATATTTGCTGCATTTGGAACAGTAACTGTATAACCTACAATTACATTTCCGTCTTCATCAAACTCATCTTCGGCAATGCCGCCGTTGGCCTGACCCTGCTTGAGCGATGCAAGCATCTGGTTCTGAACAAGTGAGATTCCGGCATTGGTATACGGGATTTTCGGATTGAGCACGAGCAGGTTGAAAACCCTCAACTGCATATCGTTCTTTAACCAGTCCCTGAACCTGATTACATCAATCCACTCACCTGCACACGTCTGACCGAGCTGTGTTACATTCCTTCCGGCGTAGGTCACGTAGTAATTAATTTTCTGTGCCTTAAGTTCGTTCATTTCAGTACCGCTGAGCGTGGACGGCGAGATTGTCGCCAACGTCTTCAAAGCCCAGGTTTCGGAACCTGCATCATAAGCAAGACATTTTGCAAGCCATGCCACATGAGCATATTTGTTGCTTTCCGGCGTGGATGTTGCGCCCGTAGATGTTTTGCCATAGATTCCAAAACTGCGGTACAGCGTCAAATCTACAGGATTGATGGTTGCCATCGTGGTGTATGCAAACAGCTTTTCGTTTGCTTCGACCCATGTTGCTATTGCCTGGAAGTCAGTTTCTGCTATACCGGCAGGAGCGACTGCATACCATCCAGGGTAATTAAGTGCCCTGTCAAGAGTTGTCGTTACCGGCTCCAGCGTTTCTCCGACTTTTTTCTGGACAGCAATATAGATTTTTGCAGGCTGTGGGCTTTGTGAGAATGCCGCAACTGCTGCCAAGCCGATTGGGTCTGCACTTTCTCCAGATGCTACCCATCCAGCGTCCGTAACCTCTTTAAGAGAAGTATACACTCCGACATCCGGTGGCGGTTCATATCCAGGAGCCGAAGTATTAGCTGGTCCAGGCCCCACAATGAGCATTGTATCGAAGCTTGCGCTATCTACGACAGGTGTGCGTACATCAATCTGCACATTTACTATGTCGCTAAGATTGCTCATATCATATATCCTCCTTTTCGATGATTACTTTTTCAAAGTATCCGGTTTCTTTGTTGAGGAGCACCTCTGTTCCTCCTCCACTTGGTGTTTGAGTCCATTCACCTTCCTCGGGTATGATTCCAGCATATCCCTTTGCTACTTGCATAAAATCTACATTCAGTTCCAGCATTGCTCTGTACTGATACATGGTATCGTTAAGCAATGCAGTGACATCTTGGACAGGTCCGTTTGGAGTTATAGCAATGTCGAGGCTTTCACAAAGGTCTGTTACATACTGAGAATTGATATATCTCAAAAAATCCATCAAATCATTTACTGCCGTGTTTTCCGTTGCCCCAACTTCCCCTGGTTCCATTTCCACCGGAGCTCCTTTAGTATAGAGGTTAATCTCAAGCGTCACTCTGGATGGATAATAGCCAGTAGGAACGCCGTTTATATCTTCCGCGATAGGAAATGTTGTCAACGATAATGAGCCCGTTTTAAGCGTTATTAGGGGCAATGTAGGCTTAACCATATGCTGCTCTGCCCATACTACCGTTGCCCCTTCAAAATACTGCTTTACTATCTCATACAGGTTATCCCTCAGCGTCCTTAGATTCATGAGCTACCACCATCCTGGGATGGAGGTTCTACGGCATTATCCGGTTCTGCTTCTGATACCTGCACAAACTGTGAACGGTAATGCTTTAACGGCGTATGATCCCAGAGAACGGACATCTCGCACTCATACCACTTCCCTTCAAAGAAAAGTCTGTCAGCTTGAACTCCGGTCTTCTGATTTGCTGTGGCAAACGGAAAATCGCCGAAACATTTTATCCTTTTAACGGAACGAGAACCTTCCGGAATAACCTCCAGCTCGTCGTTGCTTAAAGGCTGAACATTGAGCATTACCGGTATATCCTCATATCCCGTGGTGACATATCCTTTTCTGCCAACCTTTTGCGCTTGGTATCTTCGCATTGTGTACTGTTTCTTCCAGATGTTCATTTCCTACCTCCTTTCTCAACGATTATATAGTTTACAGATTTCCTCATGAGGCCGGTATCAATAAGAGGCTTGTCGGATTTCTTTCGTCTGATGGTAGACGGAGCATTTGGCTCAAATTCGCCATCAACGATTTTCTCCTGCACAAGCCCCTTAGAGAATACCCCGATTTGCTTAAGTATTTCTTCTGCCGTTTCACCTTTTGTCAGCCTTTGCAATTGCGCCTTGCAGAAGGAATTTATTTTGTCTGCGTTTTCGTCAACACTCTTTCTCAAAAACGGCCTCGATGGTGCATTGATAGTTCCCAGCTCATTCCACATGGCAATGTCAAGCATGTCAACTCCATCCTCAGTTATCACATCACCCTGCTGGTATCCTATCCTTACCTGTAACTTTTTGAGTTTTTCTATTTCAGCTTTGAATTTCTTCCCCTCAGCCGTCCAGCGGTCTTTTGCTTTTCCTGCCATGCTATGCCTCACCTGCCGAGACTATAGGTATTATCCTTGCCCTGCGCAATGAAAGATATTGCAGACCGTATGTTGTGAGTGTCAACTCCGCATCGTTGAGAAGGTTTGTTCCCTGGTTGACCGTATACCCAATCGAGGTTTCACCCTCCGAGTATGAGCCAACTCGAAGGGTGTCCCCGATGGTTCCGTTTGTGTTGTCGCCATAGCCTGCCATTTTCAGCTTATGTGCCGTTAATAAGGCAAGGGCTTGGTTGTAGGTATCCCCAAACCGTTTTGCGCTTACAAAAGGCGTAAAGAGTTCAATCCATTGAGTGATAACTTCATCGCTTATTGAGGAAAACTCCGGTGCCAAAAGCCTCAAGACTTCAATAGGGGTCATTTGTCACCCCTCCTTACGCCTTCTTCTGAGTCGTATTCCCCTCGGCTGCCTTTGCTTTCGCTGCATCTGCTGCTTTAGCTTTGGCTTCTTCCGCTTTAGCTTTTGCCTCTGCTTCTGCTTTCAGTTTTGCTTCGGCCTCTGCTCTCGCTTTAGCTTCTTCCGCTTCTTTAGCAGCAGCTTCTTCATCGAAAAGAGCAATATCCCCGCGCTTTTCCAAAAACTTAAGCACGGGGTTGCCGACGAAATCTTTGGGTACTATTTCAGTTGCTCCAGGCAAAACAGACAGCTCTCCGATGTTGATTATCTTAACTGAATTGTTCGTAACCTTCATGCGTCATTCTCCTTTCTTATATTCCCAGTGCAATCAACAGGGACAGAGGATAGTAGATAATCGCTCCGGCTGTTCTTGCTTCGCAGGGAACGATAACCTCAAGCCCTTGCGGCTGTAAAGGATACTGATAGAAGGGCAGTGGATTCTCGATAGTAATTTTCCTCGGGTCCTTCTTGAACAGCAATGCAACTGCCTGCGGTGCGTATGGGTTAGTATCGGTTGCATCAGACTGCAATTCGGCAGCAGGAACGATTTCTTTCAGGTATGGAGCGTTTTCAAGAACAAACCTCTTGATGGTGTAACCGGTATTGTCTATCTGCCTGGTTGAAATGTCAATGTACACGTCAGCAGGGAGAACCAATGTATCCGGCCTTTCTACGTTCTTGGTGTTCTTGGCTACCTGAGCCTGCATTCCGTTTATATCGGCGAGAATCTGAGCAGCAGTCTTGTTCTTCCACAGAGTGGAGCTTCCTTCTCCGTTTGCCGGAATGGTGTAGAACGGGATGTTGTTTCCGGCAGACAGGACGCCGATTAAGCCCGTTTCTTCGTCCCCTGCCCACGCAATCTTATTGTTCAGATAGTCAATCTGGTAACGTGTAGCTTCTGCTTTTCTTACGTCGAGGGATTTCCCCGCCATACGGCTTGCTCTCATCTCCTGTACGGAATATCCGTAGCTTGCTCCGATTGACTTAATAATAGCTGTAGTCGGTTTTCCTTTTGCGTCAGCTCTCGGTAAGTCGGTGGCATAGTTGCTGATAATCTTAGCCATACCGGTTTTATCGTAGCTGTAGTAAGTTACCGTCTCAGCTCCAGGATTAACTTCACTGGAAATTGGGAAAATCGAAAGTGCGGTGAACTCCGGATATTCTACGTCGTAAGACTGGCTCTTGATATAGTCAAGCTCACGAGCGAAGAATACGGACGCATCCTCGGCACTGTCAAATCTCATTCCCTGAACCCCGACAAGGGCAGCAGGAATAGTGGAGCTCATAAGAGCTTCATAGTCTGCTACAGAGTAACCTGTAGATGGCATTTGTGCGTTATAGCTCATATTGTTCGTCCTCCTCCTTCTTAGGCTTGAGCCTGGTTGAACAGCTCAACAGGAGCTATATCACCAGAGCCCTTGGTGCCTATAAATCTTCCTTTGACTTCAATGGTGTCGACACTCGATGTAGTAGTAAACAATCCTGCATCAGCTCCGTTGATAATCAGATAGAGTTTTCCACCATATGCAGGGGTATCTCCAGCTTTGATTCTTGCCCACGCTTTTCCATAACGGAGAATACCTACACTCTGGTTGGGCAGGATGTTTACGTCTCCTTCGATAGTCTGCTGGTTGCTGAACCCAGTCATGACTATGCCCTCGAATACTGCTGCTGTATCTGTGCTTATCGGTTTTCTTACACCGACTCCAGCGGTATCCCCCTGCACGACTCCCATTCCATATTTAAGGGAGTCAGCAGCAGCTTCATTGTTGACACGGGTGTCAATGGAATATGGCGCAATGTCTAAAAGACCACCGGCCACACCTTTTGGAGTTGCAAACCCATAACTTGTTTGTGCGCTCATTACCTATTACCTCCATTCTGTTTTCTTTCAATCATCCTGGCTCTTGCCTTCTCTGCGGCAGACATTCCGATTTCATTTCTATTCGGTCTTGCGCTATCAGCATTGAACATCTGAGAACGCTGATAATTGGTATCCTTTCTGGCATTGAGGGTTTCCTTTGCCAGGTCAAAGGCTGCGTTGATATATGCCTTTCCTTTTCCGTCGAGCCTCATTTGAGGATTAACCGCTTTGATGATGGCCTTCTTTGCATCAATGATTGGCATGTTCTCTATTCCATCGATGTTCAAGCGGTCTCCGATACGGACAAGTTCCAGTCTTGTTCTGAACAGTGCATCAGCGGCATCCATATTGAGAGAGCAGGATTGGTCTTCGGAGCTGTCCTTCTTTCCTTCTTCCGCATCCTCATCTTTGTTGCAGTCTGCTGCCTGTGCAGCCTCTCCAAAGTCTTTTTCGGCCTTGAGAGCCTCGATGATTTCAAGCAGTGTTTCGATGTCCTCATCCTGCTGGGCAATAATACCCATTGCCGCTTCCGGAGTAGCAGGGTCTCCTTCCTGGTCTCTCCTGTCACGTCTGTCCTTAACCATCTGAATGGTTTCATCTGTGGACATGGTTTTCTCGGCAGATGTTGCCGGAGCTGCGGCAGGTTCTGCATCGCTGTCTTTTGCAGGTGTTGCTTGGGATGCAGTCCCTTCATTACCTGCTTTAGCAGCATTTCTCGCTGCCCTTCTGGCCTTGAAAGCTTCAACTGCGGCAGCGAAATCTTCTGGAGTCATAGAGCCTCCGTCCTTTCTTTTTGTTTTTGTACTCATGGATTTACCTCCTTTAAGAATTGATTTAGTTTCTTGCCCGTCAATATTCAGGCGAGCTTTCTCTCCTGCTCGGGCATTTGCTACAAGTGCAAGATGGTTGATTTCGATGTCTTTTTGGATGGCATCATAAGGTTGACCGTTCCAGACACCAGGCGTTTCATCAAGAGTCAGGTTGTATCCGAGAGATAGTTCTCTAAGCCCACTCTCTTTCATCCTGTCTGTATCGTGAATGACTATTTTCACTCTTACGTTGTCTCCGTCCTGGTATCCCTTGGATAGCATTGTGCCGATGATTTCCTTATCAACATTGTTTTTATCTACGACACCTGCGTCGTGAGTTATGATGATAGGCTTGCCCTCGTAACTATCCAGGCTTTTCTGAGCAAATACATGCTCCGGTAATCTTAGCTCCCTTCTGATTGTTCCATCCGGATTTGTGTACTCAAATATCCCACACGATGTAACAATCGGGTGGTCAATGAGATACCCTTCTTCTGTGAAATACGTTTCGTCAAGCTTGATGCTGTCGAGTCTAAGTACCCTTCTTAATTGGGGGACTTTCACTATTCCTCACCCCCAGTTTCCTCTTCGCCTGTGCTTAATGCTTCTGTGAGTTCGAGCGTTAGTTTCTGGATATGCTCAAGCTCATCAAGCCTCAGTTCGTCAAACAGAGCAGCGGCACCGCCTTCGATTGCTTTTGTCGCTTCAATGTCTTCGGTATATTTGATGATTGCCTCTGCCTCTGCTATCAACTGTCTGCACAAGGCTGCTATCGCTATTGCCGACATGTCTCAATCTCCTTTCTTCCAAGATTCTCGTTTTGCAAGTCATTTCTTCACACACAGCACCTCCTATCCTTTTGCAATCGGAACATTGATTGTATCTATATCAAAGACCGGCAGCGCAACACATCTGCACTGATAATCTTCGCCTGGATGTGCTCTTCTGCCGGTCTTGGTATCAACCACCGGAGGGTCATCCCACCGAAACCTTTTGCCATTCAGCTCCCTATGCCGTTCTCTCACTCGGCTGTCACCGGAAGTGCTCCATGTATACTCATTTACTCCTGCATCGGTCTGCTGTGCTTTTGCCAACTGCCCGTGAAGCTTGGCCGTCTGGTCACGAGCTATAAGCCTTGCATGACGTTTTTCTATTCCGTAGGTACGTTGTATCTCCTTAACTATAGAATTCGTTGTCTTTCCGGCTTTAAATCCTTCCTGGACGATTTCTTTCATTCTGCCAAGGGAGTCTTTCGGTATCGTCTTGATGAGATTGACGTTATCCTCAACCCATACATTGAGAGCTTCACGGTAAAACTCGCCCATATAGTAGTCATCCATGATGTCAATTCCGAGAGTTTGTTTGACCACCTTTTTCCATTCTTTGATTGTCAGTTTCCTCGTAAGATGAGCAAGGGCTTCGAGCTTCCTGCGCAATCCGAAGGATTCGGTCTTTTGCTCAAGCTGTTTATGCATAGCATCGAACGCATCTTTTACAACGAGTCCCAGGTCCCTGATGTCGTCTTTGCGTACATTGCCTTTTTCCTGCATCAACGCATCTTTAATCATAGGCAGATATTCCTTGAGGACATCTTTCACAAGCTTCATATAAGCGTCTGTGACCCTCTGGTACTCTCTTTCTATGCTTTCGGGATAATAAGTATGGACTTTGCTTTTAAGCTTCTGGTTGCCTCGAAATTTTGGCTTTACTGCTGCCTGAACCGCCTGCTTCATTGCTATGTCATTCATTTTGTTACACCTTCCCCAACAAGAAAAGTGACCGTTAGTTAACGGTCACTTTTCTATCAGATAAATCTTTTTAATCAGCTTCTTCGTCGTCTTCGTCCCAACAATCCTCTTTAGAAAGGAACAAGTCTTTATCTGGTTTGGTTAATTTGAACTCGCTCATGTTGTATTGTCCGTTTAATTCAGGATGTTTCCTAATCCATACATCATAAATAGCTTTGGGTGCCTTAAATCTATTGTAGGCACTGGACCCTATGCTTTCAGCAAATTGCTTGAGTATGTGCAGAAACCTGTAATAGTTTAACGATGTGTACGGTCTGTTTAAAATATCTTCATTAGGGTATCGGAAATAATGGTCATTCTGTACCCATCCGCACAATTCGCACACTTCGTGCCCCTGTTCGGTTTGTTGTAGAAACATTTTCTGCGCGCCGCATAAATCGCAACATGTCCTCATGATTTTCGAATTACTCATACCCAATCAACTCCATTTCAACATATACTCCAAAATCATCACCAACACCATGTTTTTTAGGAAATGTTGCCGTGCTAAATGTAATTCCTTTGTTTATTTCTCTCCACGTTGTTCCTCCTATCCCAGGTGAGCCTTCTTTTCTCCAGTCTGATTTAGGGTCAATATCTCTTCCTGTTTGCCACCTTGGAAGTTCTATTGGTTTAGTGTTTGGTATGATATCAACCTTTGTTATTTTCATTTTAGCGTTTGGAGGAATTACGATTTCGCCCTCTGAGATGTTGGTTGTCATATAAACAGGTATATCTTTTGGCACTTTTATTTTTACTGCAACATCCCTATTCTCAAAAAAACTATGAACACCAGGTGCTGTTGATTGTAGTGCATTATTGACTATGGTCTTTCCTTGTAATGATAATGCTGCCTTCTTTGAACTTTCGCTTAAAATATTGATATTGGCTCCGGTGTAAGGATTTACTGCGTATTCTTCTTCTGAGCCAATTAAAGATGATATATAACCCTTACCAACCATCCTATATAGGTCAGTATCTTTCCCTAATGGCTTCGCTAATGTTGATATTTGATTCACCACTGCCTTCTCTTCATTTGTAAGCTCAATTCCCTGCCTAATTTTAGCATTTATAGCTTGAGCGTTTACGCTAATAGAGGTGGCAGCGTCAGCAGTAAATGCAGCATCAATCATTCTTTCCTGTTCGCTATATTCTTTAGTGGCTTCCTTTGCTTTTTGGACAAATTCGCTCGTGGTCATTTGATTTGGCCCAAACTTTTCTTTGGCAATCTCATCAGTATTTTTGTCCTCAACATATTCTTTCATCATTTTATCATATAACTCTTGCTGTTTATACTTTTTCTTCAAAGCTTTTTTGTCCTTGTCTGTTATTTCTGGCTTGTCAACATCATACATTTTCCTTGGTGTCTTCGATGCCGTGTTGTTTGTATTTTGAGACTGTTTAGGTTTATGTTCTTTCCCTACCAGGTTGGGAGGCCCTCCTTTAATAGTCCCCTCCTCTCCTATAAGAACATGAGTTCCTTTCATGGTTATCCATTTCTCCTCTTCATCAAAAGCCATCTTGCTTTTTCTCATTTCCTTTAACAGCATTTCCAACGACCCTATGAACGGTGGGAACAAATGAAATTCAGGCAACTCATCAAGTTTGCAGAACCTTGCATCCTCCATTTCCTTACCGTCACATTTCGGGATTCCGTCATAGTCCGTACATAAGAAAATGAACGGCACTCCGTATCTTTCCGGTAAACCGTTCATCACTCCGACAGGTATCATTTCATTTGCTTTTATCCCAAACTCTTCGCTCAGCTCCCTCCTTGCTGCCTGTTCCGGCGTTTCGCCATCTTCAATGCCACCCCCCGGACCACACCATCCGGTTCCGTCCCTTCTTCTGCCAATGAGTATCTCGCCATCTTTCACTACCAGGGTTGCAGCAGAAGTACACGCCGATTCATCCATATTGGGCTGTTCCACATTTTCCACAAACATATCTGTCGGGACATAAAGTGGCCCTTTTTCTCCTTCGGCTCCAAACTGTTCTTGAACATTACCCGCCAATCCCCAGTCTTCATCTTCAATGTCTTGTTCGTCAAGCAAGTCTTCAACGTTAAATTCTTCAGTCTTAGCAAGTCCTGCCCTTACCTCTGATGGGTCAAGTGCTCCCATGTCAACGTATAGTTGTGCTGTTTGGGCTTTGGTGTAACTGGTCTGAGCTTTTGTGCTTTCTACTGTAGCCTGCTCAGAGTCGCTCATGCTCCATAATGGCGAGAACTTTAGCTTGTAGTCAGGTATTTCAGGTATTTTGCCGCCTGCAAGTCCAGCTTTGAGAATAACATCAATCAATGTCTTTAGGTTACCCCTGAGCATTAGCTTCTGTATCCTCTCGACGTAGTTGTAGTAGTTTTCCAGGTCACTCTCGCCTGTGCTGTTCTGTCCAGCAGGGGAACGTCCGAACAAGATTGTCTGTGGTATGCTGGTAAGTGCCGAAAGCATGTTGCAGGTTGAGTCTATTACATCTTTTACTCCTGAAAGTTGGAACGTCTGAAAGCTGTAGTCTTCTCCCTCAGCGTCAATCGATATGCTGTTAAGAATGCCACGTGCCATGTCGATTACCTGCAAACGCTTAAGAACCTGGTCTTCTCCGTCGCTTGTGGCAAGGAGTTGAGCCAGGTTCTTCATCTTGTAGATTGCCTGTACTGAACGTTCAAGCAGTTTTACTGCATCTCCATGGGCTGTTATTGTCTCCCTCAGTGCTCTCTTGATTCTTATATATTCCGGTATTCCCCAGAACCGATAATACGACTGAGTGATGTATTCTGGCAGAATGCCGTTCCGGAATATCAAGCACCTGCTTTCGTGGACTGTAAACGTGCCGTATGCACTAAAAACATGGTAATACTCCGGCATTCCGAATTTTGATGTCGTCCTTCGTGCTGGGTCCTTCGGGTCGTAATTGTAGATGTTGGTATAGTCCGGTTGTACTACAGCCCTTTCGTACACTCTCAGCTCATCAATGCTACGAATGTTTTTCCATTCTAATGGCTGCTCCAACCCCCTTCCATCATCAATGAGCATGACTATGAGGCTTCCCCCGTAAAGCCGAGCCCACTTGATAGCTGTAGCTGCTTTTTCCTCCCAATCCAGCTCGTCAAGACTATCTGTGATAAAACTTTCTATTTCCGGATTGTTGATGCCAAGCTCAAACCCGTGCTTCACAGCCTCTTCTGCGGGCGTGTCAATAATTTTAGCGAAAAGTCCTTCGCCTTCATAGTGCCTGGCAAGGTCCATATCCGGTACTGTCGGCTCTCCCTCAAAAAAGTATGCCGTCGTATTGTCCTGCGCAGTACCGTACTTGTTAAGTAGATTGACATATCCATCTCTTCGGTATGCGCTGTCCGCTCTGTCAACCTTACCGGCAATTATTTGCCTCCCTCTTTCCAATCTTTGCATCTGCGCTATTTTACGAGCATTATAATCGTTCACTTTCTCACCTCGCTTTAAGTAATTAGGCTGTTAAGGTTGAATACATTTTCAAGTTCAAGCTCTGCAAAAGCTGAGCTGCTGGCATCAACCATGTCTTTAAACTTACTGGCAGGAAAACTTTCAAGCTGGTTGAAATAGATTTCGTTCCAATCCCCAACAACCACGTCGAAATTTCCGGCTTGCCATTGAGCCGCCATCGGTTCCGCACGTACCTCTTTGTTTCCGGATTCCGGTATTGCAGTAACGTCGAATCCAGCGAGGAACTTGATGTAGCTTTGCGCCTGTTCTTTTCCTGCCTGTCCTGGGTCCTGCGGAAGTCTAATCCGAACCCTCTTGAAACGAACAAGGTCTGTTGTCGCCGTGTTCTTTATGGTAGTCCTAACATCTGATGCCGACATTCGTTCATTGATTACATCAGCTACTACATATCGTCCATTTTTTCGTTTCCCTATAAGAACTCCCGCTGTGAAGGCCGACTCCTTGCTCTCCTCATCAGTGGTCGCCGCAAGGTCCCATGCTCTAACCCATCTGACAACATCCTCCGGTATGGCTGGTATCATATTGACTTGCGTTCGCTTAAAGAACAATCCGGCAGCCGGTTTTATCTTCCAGTTGCCGTGGAGCATACGTTCTCTCTCGATGAGGGACTGGGCTTTAAGGTTAGCAAGGTACGACGGGTCTTTTTCCAACAGTATCTTGTTATCGTAGACTGTGCTGACAATGAATGTGACCGACTTTGGCTCTCTGCGTTCTTCCGGTGTAACCAGATTGAAGCGTTCCCAGAGCTCTTCTTTTGTGTTTGCCCATGTGACTACCTCATTTCTTCGGATGAACCAGCGAATGACACCTGAGCGTTCTGGAATAGGGTATCCGGTGTCTTGGTCTATCCACCATTCAATGAACTTAGCCACCCAACTATCCGCATCTGGGTTACATGTCGCTCGGATATACGGTTTTACGCCGCACGTCGAACGGTTACGTATGAGCATATAGAAAAACTGGTGCTCAGTGAAGTGCGTGAGCTCATCAAATCCGATATAGCATATCTGGGCTCCCTGCCATTTTGGGAGGTCATCGTCGCTTTCAATGTGGGCAAATCCAACTTTCGCACCACCGTTGAAAATCCACGTCGGACGCGGGGACATCCTGAGTTCCGCTCCTCTGATTCCAGCGTAGATTTCACGGCTCTCGTCAAGTAAACCTCCTTCAATCGTTACCTGGATTGCATTTCTTCGGAAGATTACTGCGCCATACTTTGGGTTGTTTTTGTGTCTCAGTGGCTCAAGCAGTAACCCGTAGGTCTTTCCTCCTCCAGCAGCACCTCCGTATATCACTATGTCAGCAGAGGACGATAAAAACGCCTCCTGCGGCCCCTCCTGCGGTTTCAGTATTCGGACGTTATTAGCCATCACTATCACGCCCATTCGCAGGCATGTAGATTACCACATCCTCTCCATTGTCCGTGCTTATGTTCACATCCTGCTTCTGAGACCATTCTCCTCGTCTGCGATTATTGAGCCAGTACATAATTGCCATCGTGTCCGGAGGAACGTGCTTCTTGGTTGTTTTTCTCCTAACCGGTTTGATATTTCCGTTAGTGTCTATATCAACAACGTTCTCCGATTCTTCGACATCATATCCGAGTGCCCTTTCGTAAAGCTTCTTTTCAACTTTGGCATCTGCTGCATCCTTCCCTTCCTGCAACGCTTCGCCGAACGATGTGAGAACTTCGTTTCCGTTAGCATCGGTTGTTTTGGACCATCTGAGAATTGTCCTGACCGATACCCCCATCGCCTCAGCTATTTCCTTGTTGTCACATCCCTTCATGGCAAGTGACCATGCCCAGGCATCGTGATATTTCGGATTGTATTTCTTAGGTGCAGCCATCTATATCACCTACCTTCCGGCAAGAAAATCAGCAGCCCAATACTCAATAGCCTGCCACTTGTTTTTCTGGCCGACAATCCCTTCCTCACACATCTTTTTGACAGCTTCCGAGATAACATCTGCTGCTTCTTTAGGAACAGCACTGCTGCCGAATATTGAAGTAAGCTGTACCCATTCCTGGCTTTCCTCGTATCCAATGTCCTCAAACATCTGCTCAGTGCATCGTATCATTGCATGAATAGCAGAACCGGTATTTTTGACATTGGCAAACTTCTGGTACTTGTTGATTGCTTCCATGAAAGGCTTATGTTCTTCGATAGGAGCAACCCCTATAAAGTCCGGTTTTGTGCTTTCCAGTGCGGCAATAAGCTTTTCCAGATCTTTTAACTGGTGAGGCAAGAACGTAAATGTTATGTTCCTCCAGTCAAACTCAACCTTCGGAGACAAGAGCTTCTCAAGTTCCGCCATCGGTTGTTCGAGAATTTCTTTGCCGATGTAGCTTTCAAGCATGTCATCCACATCCTCAATAAGCTTCACTATCTCCTTGAGTGTTGACTGGTCATCGAATCCGGAAATGGCATTATGGGCAATCTGTTTTGCTGCTATTTGAGAACGGCTTAAGCCGCTGATATCCAGTATGACTACAACTTCATCCATGCCAGCTTCACGTGCCGCACGTATTCTGTGATGTCCCGATATAATTTCAATCTTATCTCCGACCAAAACGCACAAAGGGAGGCTTTCAAGTTGCCCCCTCTTTTTTATATTGTCAACCAACTGCTTGAACATCTCCGGCTTCATTATTCTGGCGTTGATGTCCTGTTCCTTGATGTTGGCTATCTTTACTTTTGCTATAATAAGGCCGGAACCCAGGTCGGCTAACTTATCGACTTGGATTTTGCTCGTTGCTTCTTCCATCTTTCTTCCCTCCATAACCACTCTTTAAGAGTTTCTTTTTCGTTTCTCTTGACCAGGTCAGATTCATAGGTAAGCCTGAATCCGTACTTCTTATCCGGAACCTTCTTGGTAAGCTTCATGATTCCCCTCATTTCCTTTGCTTCCGGATATTTGGTCATTTGTACTGTTTTCAGTGTCTTTGCCTTTTCTTTTTCAAGGTCAGTGCATAGGCTAAGGATGAAGTCTTCATTCTGTGCCAGCATTGTCAATAGTCTGTTAAGCCGGTACTCTTTATGGGGAACGGTCATTCCATACATGAGGAATACCGCATTGCTTACCTGTGTACCGAAAGCTCCCATCGTGAGAGCCGACTTATCAAGTCCAAATACACCGGCAATTTTCCCGTCAATGAGGACCGCTATATTTATAGGAGCAGAGGAGCCTACGAAGTTGTGTGTCCAGAGCTGCCTGTAATACTGAGCCTCTGACCGTTCAACCTGGCATAGCTGAACCTTTGATTTTTCTGTTATGACATAATCCCTCGGTAATATTGAACAATCAAGAGGATTGAGTTTGCTTTCGTTGGGCCTCGTTACCTTCTTACCTTTCGCCAGTGCCGTTGCTTCATCCGGTCTGTTGGTCGTCAAATATACATTTATGCCGTTTCTTACCCCGTACCGTGCGAATATGGGATGCCCAGCAGTTTTTCCTGGTTCATTTTCTTCGTAGCAGATAACAAGGCATTTTGCATCTTCGCATTTACGCATCAGCTCTATAAGACCGGTTTTCGGGTCAAATATCTTATACTCAGGCTCCTTCCATGTCATCTTCCCTCCGGTGTCATACCATTTTTCAAAACCGGCAGCATAGGTCGGAGGATTGGCTATTACCAAAGTGTGGGGGTCGTCAATAACCTCATCAAGATGTACCCACATATCAAGAGGTCTATAACTCATTCCATGTAGCACATCTCTCGCCCTCTGGAGCTGTTCATTGATGTTTTTGATATGCTGCTCTCTTCTGTACTCCAGGTCCATCATAATGTTGTAATAGTATTCTTTCCCTGCTTGTTTTGCTGCTCGCAGGTAGAGCTGAGCAAACAAAGCGGTCGCAGGGTCAAGCAGCTCTTCGTCAGTAAATCCATGAGCCTTGATTTCCAGCTCTTTCAACGACTGTCCAGTGATGGCATAACCCATGATGGTAGTAAACATAGCAACATCGCTTGTTTCTATCTCGCTCGGCTTGTATCCCGCCTGCACTGCAAGATGAGCCATTGCAAAAGCTCCGGCGCAAGGTTCTACGAATCTCGTATATCCATTCTTTCTGGCATTTTCAATTAAAGGCTTAAGGAATTTCTGTTCCGCTGCTACCAATGTTCCCAAAAAAAATGCTCCTGGATTCTGAAACTTCGCCACAATATTCACCTTCCTTTCTTTCTTGATAATTTGCATATGCAACATAAAAGGCATCGTATTTTTCATACGATGCCTTGTTTCTATATTTGGTCCGCCGAGCAGGAATTGAACGCTACGCCCTCCTGGTAAAGAGCCAGGTGCTCTGCCACTAAGCTATCGGCGGTTGCAAACCAAATAATGATAATTGTTCTGGTTCCGGTTCTTTAGGCTTTTCCGATTCTTTCTTCGGTAATATTAAGCTGGAACCTTGCTTGGCTTTATAGGTGGAAGGGTCTTGCAATTCTTCTATCGTTTCTCCGGTTCTTGCTTTCCACCATTCAGCAAAAACCAATCTGTGGCACCACTCACCAGGTTTTGTTACGTCTTCGTAGCAACACAGCACTACGTCTTTTCCTAACGCAAGATACTGATTGAGAATTGACCTTATCCTTGCCACTCCTACTCTGTCCATATTTGCGAAATATGGCCTGGTGAATCTTGTTCGGTCATATTCATTAAAGAGATAACCTGGCGGTGCTATTTCTATTATGTTTCCTGCCAGTACATACCGAAGCGGAAACTTCGGTGCTCCTCTTGTTATCCCAACTACCGTATAACTCCCATTTGAGAGTTCCGGATTTTGATACCTGCTTGTATAAATTTTCAACATTCTATCGCTCCTAACCGTATAGGCCAACCAGTACGTTTACTCCCTCCTCTATTCTTTTTGGAACATCCTCACCGATGGAGAGATAAAATCTACTGTGGACCATGCATTCGTACGCCTTTTTCATACTGTTGGATTGAGCTGGCGTAATTCCGAGCCGGAAGTCTTTGGCTATTTTCAGGGCTTTTTTATATTCCCCTGCTTTTACCAATTCCCTCACGATATCCGTTTTCTTAACCATTCCCTCGCCTCCTTTCTTACCATTCGGTAATTTGTTCCTTGTAATCATTCTAACATTTTACCGTCTGGAGTCAAACGAAAGAGCGAGGTATTTACTTAAAATAACCGGATAGGAGCGAAATTTGGGCTTTTCGTGCAGTTCTTTTTTATGGTGTGACATTACCCAATTTCATCGATACCATCTTACGATATCGTAATTGCCTTGTCAATGCCCACTTTTTGCCCTGAATAATTTTCCCTATCGGTTTAGCCACTCAACGCCAAATATCAAGGCCGACAGCTTCTCACAGGCGGCGTCAACATCCTTGTAAACTGTCCTTTCATCAATAGCCTCTTCTTTTGCAATTTCCTGCACAGTTTTGGGGTTTTCGTCTATGTATAGGCTGCAAACCGTCCTATATCTGCGTTTGTCTTCCGGCTTTTGTGACCTCATGCAGTATGACTCATATATTCTCATCATCTCTTTTACATGTTCTATGATGATTCTTGTTCTTGCCGAGCTCTTTTTGATGCTGTCTATGTAAAGCTCTTCTTTCCCGAAATAATTTCCGCTCATTATTTCAAGGATTTCAGCAAGGCTTTCGTCATGAACCTGTGCCGCTTCGTAGATTGCGTTTTCGCTATGTTCTGATAACTCCCTGAAATTTCTAAGCAGCATTTTGGTGTTTCTGAGTCTCTTGTCATAACGTGCCTTTCTTTCTTTCTCAGCTTCTTCCTTATACTTTTCAATTACAATATCAGTAATTTCCTTTATGGTCTCGTGGTCTAATTTTTTATATTTCTTTTGGCTCATGCCTTTAACCCCCTCTTACCGTTATATTGATTTTTGATTGCGAGCCTGGTAAAATATTCTTGTCGAATAGATTATAGGCCGCTAAGTCGTTAACACGGTGGAGGCGGCCTTTCCTTTTTCCTCCCCCTACCTCGGTTTTCTCCCCTCTCCCCCTTCGGGGTCGAGGGAGAGAGAAACCTTGAGGGCTCGGTTCAACTGCTTCTCTGCTTTGGTATTTACTACAGTTCCTATATAGGATTTCAGCATACTTTTCTCCAGAGTGATTATATGCTCACAGAGAACGATGCTTTTCTTCCGAAGACCACAATCAGGATAGAGCTTTACATGTGTCGGGAGATATTTCTTCAGCTTGCTTGTTATAAGGGCTGCGATTACGCTTGTGCTGTGGAGATTTCCCTTATCGTTCTGGATTATAAGCACCGGCCTTACTCCGCATACGGAATCTATCTTGTGCTGAGTGAGGTCCGCCATGAATATATCTCCTCTTCTCGGCTGAACGTTTGCGTCTGTCATCTTCTTATTACCTGCTTTACCGCTTCGTCAAAGCTTATAGTCATATCTGTCTTTTCCCAGGTTCGGTCTTCGTCTCCTATGATGTTCCCGAAATGCCCATAAGCAGAGGTTCTTTTGTATATCGGTCTTCTCAGGTCAAGCTTGTCAATGATGGCTTTTGGTCTCATATCGAAACATTCCAATACTGCCTTTGTAAGGGTCAGGTCATCAACTTTCTTTCCTGTACCATAAGTATCCACGTAAACTGATACCGGTTCGGCCACGCCTATTGCATATGCTATCTGGATTTCGCACTTATCCGCATATCCGGAAGCCACAATGTTCTTTGCTATATATCTCGCCATGTATGCGGCACTTCTGTCTACTTTTGTTGGGTCCTTTCCGGAGAATGCTCCTCCTCCGTGCCTTCCCCACCCTCCGTAGGTGTCCACTATGATTTTTCTGCCGGTTAATCCGCTGTCTGCGGCAGGTCCTCCCTTTACAAAACGTCCGGTGGGATTGATAAATAGATTAACATTGTCCCCTTCTATCCCAAGGTTTTTTGCATAGCTTTTAATTACTGGGTCTATAACATATGCGATAAGTGCTTCTGTCAGTTCTTCTTGGGTAATTTCCGGTACATGTTGTGTAGATACAATAATTGTATTAATTCCTACAGGCTTCCCATCATCTCCATATTCAACTGTTACCTGAGTTTTTCCATCCGGAAGTATCAAGGGAATTGTTCCGTCTTTTCGTGTCTGTGACAACTTATACGCCAGTTTATGAGCGAGAACAATTGGAAGTGGAAGATACTCAGGCGTTTCATTACAGGCATACCCGAAAACCATCCCCTGGTCCCCTGCTCCCAATGTGTCCATTTCGTCTGCGCTTCCGTTTTTTGCCTCTAAGGAACCCATAACTCCCATGCTGATATCCGGACTTTGTTCGTCTATAGTTGTCAATACGGCACAAGTGTTTCCATCGAATCCTGCATCCGGTCCGTCATACCCAATTTCTTTTAATGTCCTGCGGACAGTCCCAGGAATGTCCACGTAACTGTCCGTGGATATTTCCCCCATAACAAGTACCATGCCGGTAGTTACTGCTGTTTCACAGGCAACTCTTGCGTATGGGTCTTTTTCGAGTATTGCATCAAGCACTGCGTCAGATATCCTGTCGCACACTTTATCGGGATGTCCTTCTGTTACTGATTCTGATGTAAATAGCTTTCTCATTGCTTTACCTCCTCATCGTTTTTGTCTCGCTTTTCTCTCACTTCCATAGCAGCCAGCGAAGCTTCTTTTAATACCTCCATTAACTCATCAAGTCTTACAGCAACCATTATTTTTCTGTTTCTTACAGAGAAGGATACTGTGCCTATTTCGTAGCTGGCTTTGATATTACACGGATGCACTTTCTGCTTTTTGATTTTCACCTTTCCTCCCTGATTGCCAAAGTCTGTAACTACGCAATAGGCATTCAGAGATACTCCATCCAGTGGACCTTCTGTTTTGTCTTTTACCCTTTCAATCGTTGACATCTTCTTCATCTCCTCATAAATAATTTCTTCCAAATTCCTTTATGAACTCCTCAATGGAAGCTCCGTTTTCAATCATGTACTTCCTCTGCCCATATTCGTGGAGCTTTTGTGCCGTTTCTGGGCACTGGTGGGCCGCTTTCTTTCCGTTCCTGTGGCATTTGTCTCCGCATAGTCCAACCTTAAGTCCATATTTTTCTGATTTCTTACGGTTCGCTCCACCAAATATATGGTGTTCCTCCAGCAGCCCCCACTCCCCGCAGAGGAAGCATCGCCCATAATACATTCCTCTTCACCCTCTTACTTACGAATCGGTAAGTCTTGTCTAAAAAAAATAATCTACTGCTTCTTTATATTTGCTATGGTTCATAATATCTGCCATGTCTCCCTCCGCTTAGAAAAAAGGTCCGAATGCTTACTTCTTCAAATTCTCCTTTGTCTCTATGTTCCTGTTCGCATTTCCTGGCTCTGTCTGCCGCTCCTTTTGGCCCCCAAATTGCATCTGGATTCCAACCTTGCCCGCACGCTTCGCAATAGTAAATCTGCTTTTTGACTACAGGATGGCTATTCCGGCATTCAATAGCTTCACTTTGCGTCCAATATTCTTTAGTGCATACAGGGCACATATAGTACGTCTCTATCTTCATGGCTTACTCTTTTTCATCCAGATAAGTAGCTTCTAAGTCTGCTATGTGAAGCATCAGTGAAAGTGGATACCTTTCAAATGCATTGTTCAGGGTGTAGCTTCCTCCCCTCACAGAGTCATCGAAACTTCCCATGTGCCACCGGATAGCCATTGCTTCTTCCCTGGAGAGTCTCATAAACCCGCTCACTATGTAGACCGACTTTTCACCATGCCCGTATGGGAGCTTATCCTCTACCGTATAATACGGTACTTTAACCCACTGCCCATATTCATCCTTTGCATTTCTGAGTTCCGTCTTATAAAAATCAACTTTGCAAACATCGTGCAACAATCCGCATATTGCAATAGTCTCTGCTGAAACATCTATCATCTCACGGGTCACATAGTTGAGCAGCCTTTCATAAACATGAATGCTATGCTCGCATAATCCACCTTCTCTGCTCAGATGGTATTTGGTACTTGCCGGTGCTGTAAAGAAATCCGACTTTTTAAGCCAGTTAAGAAGCTCAGTTGAGCCATCTCTTTGAATATTTTCCTCGAATATACTTATAAATTTGTCTTTCATATCTATCCCCCTTAATTCTCATATGGGCAACCGTCTGTCTGCTCTTGGGCTACCGGTATGTTGAGTTTCATGAAAAGCTTGTACCGCTCACACTCTTTGTGATTTGTTTTATTACACCCGACACATTCTTTTAAGGAGAAGCTGGCAAGGTCGTACAAATCCTCAATGTCTATATACCTTCCTCCCTCGGTCCTCCCCAGCTTCTCGTTTACTCTGTCAACTATCCTGACTTCGGTGTTTTTTGCATCCCTCATCAATTTCTTTGCATAGTCTACTTCAAGTCTTCCTACTATGCTGTCGCTGGCATGTAGTAGATGAGTAGCAGCGGTTTTTATCCTTTTCCTTTCTTCTGTGGTAAGACAGCTCGTTTTTTCCAGCCAATTTCCCAGGTAATCCCATGTAACTAACATCATCAAATGGTGTTCTCTATCAATTCGGTTCATGTAGGTTTTCATTTTCCCACATCCCCTCCTTTTACCAAGGGTACTCAGTGATAATTCTTTGTCCCCAGATAGGTTTTAAGCTATTTTTCATAAATACCGGAATGTTGTAGGTCCGGCAATCTTCAATGATTTTTCTCAGCCATTCCCGTTCAGGAACTACTTTGCCTTTCCTGTTTCCTGTTTCTGCACCGATGATTACCCACTCCGGTAAAATTACCCCTGACCCAGTAGTAATATCTATTCCTTCAAGTAGTGGTTCCATAGATATGAACCAGTGGAATTTCTTTTCTCTGAACCATGCAAAGTCATCATCTGGCTTTGTTACGCTTGTTCCGAACCAGAAGTTATCTTCCCAGGGAAGGAGTCTCTTCTTTTCAAGTTCAAGATAACGCTTGGGATTTTTGGTGAGGAACAGGTACTTATGCTGTGGGGCTGCCTTGCAAGCATCGAACACTTTTAATATCCATTCTTCCGGAACCCAGTCTCCAAAAAGGTCTGCCATCGAGCATACAAATATCGTCCTGCTCTTTGTTTTTATTTTCGGTTCGTTAAGCCTGTATGTATGAAACGTAGGCTTAAATGCAAATGGATATGGATATTTGACATCCTTCTCATCAACCTCAAACAACCTGTCGCTTTCTTCAACGGTATTCTCAAACATTATCGCTTCAAACGGCCTTTTAAACCTATTGGCTATTCTTCTTGCATAACAATATTCACATTTGTGAAGGCAACCAGTTACCGGATTCCAACTCATATCACACCATTCAATCTTTGTTTCGTTCATTCTCTCACCTCCCAGTCCCCGTTGCAGCGTAATTTTTCTGCTTTTCGTATCCATTGAGAGCCTTTTGAGCCATAGCTGCTACCTGTATCATTTCACAGGCTGCCAGTGCAGCTATTCTTTTAAGGTCAAAAAGGATACTGTTCTGCTCATCTCTGTCGTCTGTTTTCACTGCATCCCAATACTCCTCAAGATGTGCAGCAGCTTCAACTGCATCATTCATTGCTTCTTCAAGCTCTTCTTTGATTACTGCATAGGATTCATGAGGGGAATTGTTCTTAGGTCCAAACTTGACTTCCGCCCTTTGCAGTTCCCTATCTATTTCTGCTTGTACAGCCTTAAATAGCAGTTCCATCGGCTTCCTCCTCCGGACTGTCGTACTGATATCCGTCGTAAAAATCTTCGTCCGTATCCTGAACGTCTTCCGTTTCAGCATCTTCCAACTCATCGTCAGGCAAGTTTTCATCCTCAGTATCATTGCTGTCATCTTCGTCTTCTTCCATATCCTCATCCACTATTCTGTAATCTGCATCTACAAATTCTTCTGTTGATCCAGTAATGCTTAAGACTTTCCTGCCTTTAAGAGCATCCTCATCATAAACCTCTTTGTCATACTCAAAGATGCTAAGCTGAGGGTCTTTTATCTCCCTCATTACGTATTGTCCGAGCTCTCCGTCCCAAACTAACTCATAATTGCCGCTTAAGGTTCCCGTTTTCTCGTCTTTAATCTGCATTACCGAGCTTACTTTGTGGTCAAACTTAGGTTTGATTACTTCTCTCTGTGCACCTGGGATTAACGAATCGAAGTTTGGAGCTTGTTCTTTCATGAGTGAAATTTTCAGTTTAACTGTAAGCTCTGCCTGCTCACTCTCTTTGTTCTCCATATTGGTTAGAGTCTTCCTTAATACCTGGTCGAAATCCGATTTGAGAGCATTGAATGTGTCACTGCTGAGCGTTAAAGCCCATACGTTTTGCTGATTCATGATACAATCCTCCTTATTCTTTCGTGGTCTGAATAACCACTTCAATTCTTGGTTGTTCTGAGTAATACTTTCTTAGCATCGTGTCCACTATCTGCGAGTCATCCCTGTATGCTACCTGGTTGAGGCTATCCGCTACTACCTTGATGATGTTGTCCGCATCCGGCTTTTTGGTCGGTCTTATCTCTTTTTCAATCATCATCCGACGCTTCTTTTTGCTTGCACTGGAAGGTATCGAGTAGTAGGCCATAATTCTCATATCAAGATAGTCATTATCGTTGAATCTCACATTTCCGCACTGTCTTAAAAATTCCGTCTGAATAAGATTCTCGTAAATAACTGTTTCGTCCGGTGTCCTGGTGACTACAAAGTCTCCCCGCTTGCTGAACTTCGGCCTTCCTTTCCCCTGCGGTTCACCCAGGACCGTAAATCTTACCTTCACTCTTTATCATCCTCCCTTCCTGCGTTTTCATCGTCCAGTGTTTCGAGGTAGTAATCATAGCTCTTACCCGTGCTGGTCCTCTTTTCTTTGCCTTGCCGTACAGTATAACCGTTTTTCACAAGGATGGCCGCTACCGTCAACCTGTCTGCTTCCATAAATATCTTTATCTTCACGCCTCTCCCTCCAAAAACTTAGTCATCTCATCGTACCTTTTGGCCGCTTCTTCCTTCCTCCAGGAAGGACCGTTAAACTCAACCGGATAGCACATTTCAAATATCCTGTCGTAGATTCTTGAGTACCGTATATCCGCGGTTTCCTGCATCTGCATAAGGGAAAGATTCGTGGTAAGGATGAGAGGCTTTCTTGCCCTGTAACGACTGTCGATGATGTTATAAACCTTTTCCAGGGCAAATTCTGTGTTCCGTTCGGCTCCGAGGTCGTCAATGATGAGCAGCTTTGCTTCATTCATCCGGTTTATAACTTTTTGTTCTTCGTCTTCTCCTGAGAAAAACTGAACGCTTTGCAGTATCTTCACAAACGATGTCATTACCACAGGAACCATCCGGTCGAGCAGATAATTTGCTATGCAAGCAGCAGCAAAGCTTTTCCCCGTTCCTACAGGCCCGTAAAGGAGCAACCCTTGATTCTTCTCCATCATCTCATCAAAGTGCTCTGCATACCTTAAGCACATCTTATAAAGCTTGGCGTTTTCTTTTATAACTTCAAACGTATCAAAGGTGGTGCTTCTGAATTTCTCATCCATAAGACTATTGCCTTTAAGCCGTGCAACCCGTTCCATCTCCTCCCGCTTTCTCATTTCCTCCTGTTCTCTTCTGTACTCTTCCTCTCGGCATTTGCACATAACTGGAACTTTGTATGTCTTTGAAGGGTTATCCGGCAGGGATAGAATCGATTGTTTACGAGTTCTGCACTTTCCACAATAAAGGAGGCCATCTTTGCCGATAAAGTCATCGTCACGCTTTGGCTGGTTTTCGTACGCTTTCCCTATTACAGACTCCAATATGTAACTAACTTCCATCGCTATTGCCTCCTCTCTTGTATTTTGCGAACGGGTTCCCTCCGTTTTGAGTTTCCGGTTTGCTTGCCTGCTGAATAAGTCCAGGGTTCGTCTTTTTGATTTCGTCTACCACCCAGGAAAGAATAGCTCGGTAATCATCCTTGTAGGTCTTCCCTTTTGAGCCTTTATAAAAATCAAGCTTCTGGATGCAGGCTTTGGTAAACTGCTCTCCGTATACATCAACTAATTTTTGATACTCTTCCGGCTTCATGCTTACGTAGTCTGCATACTTTGTTTTTTCAACTTTTGCTTTCTTAGGTTTTTCTGGCGGATTTTCTTCCTTTCTCGCATTGTCCGGTGGACTGTCCGGCGGACTGTCCGATGGATTGTCCGATGCCCGTTCAAGTTTTTGCTTTTCTTCTTGCCTTTTTCTCGCTCTTTCTTCTCTCTTGCGTCTGGCATCGTATTCTTTTTGAGAGAGAAACTTAAACCACTGTTCCTGCCATTGGTCCCAATCGTGCAGGTATAAGGTTCCATCTACTTCGTCAAGCCATCTTGTTGCGATGAGACTGTTAACTATGTGCATCGGGTCTAACCCAATGCTTAAACCTGTTGATAGAGCATCCGCCACATCCTCTCTATCTGCACTTTTTATCTCACCGCTTTTGTCCGCATTGTTAATCCCCCACAGCCAAAGCGAGATGAGAATACCGAGGGCTTCTTTCTGTGAGCATCCTATCTGTTTGGACAACTCTCTCAGCTTTCCGCCCACTACATGGTCATGCACGCTTATCCATGCCAATCATCTCACCTGCCTTTATGAAGCAGGGGGACGTTGCAGGGTCCCCCTGCTTGTTTCATTATTAGGATTCATTGCCTTTGTCCTCATCATTTAGGGACTCGTCTCCGGACTTCGCTTTGTCGATGGCTTCCTGGATTTTTTCCATCACTCTCTTGTAAACCGATGTCGGCATTCCTGTCGTAGACTGGAAACCTTCTTCTGCTATCAGTGAGGCTATCAGCTCATTGCCTTTCTTTTTTCCAAAATTCGCTTGAGCAAGTGCGAACATTTGCTGCCTTTGTTCCTGTGTAATTGGTTCGTCTTCTTCAACCACATGGTAGTCAGCATCTACATATCCTTCCGGACCTGCTTCCTCTACCGTGTAAAGTCCTTCATAATCACGAGGGAAAGCAGCTCTCAGTGCCTGTGAAACCGCAACCTTTTCAATCATTGTGCAAGGTTTGGTTTTCCAGTTGGCTTGGCCTTTATCGTATTCTTTCAGGCTGACTTCCTTGTAAGTCTCTTCAATCTCGCCATTCTTTTTGCGGAATACTCTGCACCACCCGCCGATAAGCTCCTCTTTTGGATAGAGGCATGTACCCTCTTTCTGCACTACCTGGTCTCCACGAAGAACGACTATTCCAGACTTTCTTCCGGCGTATGTCGGGTTCTCTTCCGCTCTTCTCTTGTAGGTTTCATATCCAACTACAAGCTGGAAGTCATTTCCGAACTTGATAGGATAGCACTCACCAACAAACGGGTTAAGCTTCTGATACTTGCACAATTCCAGGAAGAGTTTGATTTCCTGGTCTGTGATATTCCCTCCTCCTCTTACCAGGTACTTCTTTACATCTTCCGCTGTAATTTCAACGGCTCCAAAAGCTGTGTCATATTTGACCATCAAACTATTGGACATATGAACTACCTCCTAAAACTCATTTTTGCAGTTTCTTTGTAGACTACCCCAGGGATGCTGACCGTGCCTTTTGACGCTCTGATGAGTCTCATGACTGCTTTCTCGTCAACCGGCCTTATAGTTACTCCTGCTACCTTGAGGGGAACTATCGCATCGTTAATCGATACAATTTCCCAGTCTTTACTTACGGAAACTCCTTCCGCCTTCGGTTTTTCAACTACCAGGGTTGCTCCTCTTGCAACCGAGTCTGTTATCTGGGCATCGAGCATAGCAGCTTCTGCTTCTTCGATTTTTCCTTGTTCCTCAAGGGCTATTGCCTCTTCAATTTTCCTGTTGGCCTCTTCTTCCGCCTTTCTACGCATTTCCTCTTCCAGGGCTTTACGCTTTCTTTCTTGTTCCAGCGCATATGCACTCATTGTTTTCTTGAGGATGTTCTCTGCATTCTTGAGAGGTGTCAGCATCATCTTTTCCCTGTCACATATTTCTTTGTGAGCCTTGTATGCCGAATCTTTCATTGGCTTAAAGAACTCGACTACCTCAGCCGCTTTCTGCTTTATAGTCCTCCCAAACTCAGCGGCTTGCTGGTAATCTGCCTCATCCTGAATAATGATAGATTCTGCCTGGAATTCGATTGCTGTTACCTCTTTCGATATTTTCTTTTCGTCTGGTGTTACCGTCGTGGGAAGTACGGCCACGACTTCTTCTTTAACTGCTGAAATACTCATAATTTCTACCTCCGTTTATATTTTTGTTGATGGTTCCAGATTGTGAGGAGCGCACCAAAAACCTCCCAGCTTTCGCTATCGTTAGCCTTATACCTTTCCATTGAGTAGGTCCCATCGCTTTTCAGATGTACGATGGCCTTCTCGTCAAATTTGACTCCATGACTTTCATAAGCTTTGGAGTATGCTTCAAGCTGTACTCCCGTCAGCATCCGGTTTATTTCTGCCGACGTTTTGAAGTCTACGCATATCAGGTTTTTGCCGATTACACATGGCATATCAGCCGTGCCTGCATACCTGAGATACTTGTGATAAACTCTGCATTCTGTTTCTATGGGAATTGGCTTAAAATCAGCCATCCACTTAAGGAATCCGTCAAAGTATCCTCTGTGTTGTGGAGCAATATCCTCAATTTCAAACTTGACATAGTTTTCAATACCGTTGTGCACTGCTCTTCCCCTGTCTGCCGCTGCATTGAGGATATCTTCATCGACATCTTTGTAAAATTCGTTGGATAACGGCCTCATTACTGTGGTTACGCTCGGTATGTAGATTCCGTTGAGCTTGTAGATGTGCTTCTTCGGTTCAAAGGTCAGTTCAGGAAATTTTGGCAACGTAACATCTACCATCCGCAATCCACCTCCGCCGTTTCAACTTCATACCCGCATGTTTCTAACAATTCCTTGGTTGTCATGTTATCGAGGCAGTCCATGCAGATATACTTGCCGTCAATTTCGACGTATTCATCTCCGTCCAAAATCCCTTCTCCGCAATTCGAGCAGTTATAAACCTCAACCGGTTCCGGAGCGTTTGGACATCTTGGATGGCATGGCATTTGCAAACATACAGAACACATTTTCTCACCCCCTCACCGTCATCATTTCTGAATTTTCCCTTTGAGTCATAATGAGCATTGACTTCATGTTGATGTATTGTCTTATATAGAAGTCTGTAATTTCAGTCTCAAGCAGCAATGGCAGGTAATCTTCGTCTTTCTTGATATAGTCTAATTTCCTTACTGCATAAGCCAGTATGCTTTGGTATTCATCCTCCGGAACCTTGAATCCGAGCTTTTCCTCAGCGTATATCCTCGCCTGCTTGAGCCTTTCTTCCAAACTCATTACTTACATTCACCTCCTTAAACTCATCAAACATATCTTTAATGCCATACCCAAGCTGAACTATGAGGATAAACAACGGTATAATGAGAAACTCTCCTCCGAATGCTCCGCTATACCCTCTCTCCCTGGCTGCCATCTGTACTGCATAAGGAGTTAGTATTGTTCCTGCAAGCACCGCAGCTATGTAAAGCCAGTTTTTCTTAATCCATCTTTTCATTTGCTCCCTCCACCTCCGTCATCTCATCCATCAATTGATGGATTTTCCGACTGTATTCTGTGCTGTATATTCCTTTTTCCCAAAGCTTTTGGGCACCTGATTCTCCGCAGTTGTAAGCCATCAAAACTTTATCAATGTCTGCGTATTTATCTGTCAGGTCAGCCAGCATGTAAACTCCGGCCAATATGTTCTGTTTTGCATCCAGGAAGTTTTCTATGCCGAGCTTGTCTTCAAGCCACTTATGGTTAATCTGGTTAATCTGCAAAATACCGTAATCTTTGGTCTTGCTTATTGCATCTTCCTGGTAGCTGCTTTCCTGTCCCATCATTGCCAGTACCATTTTGTAATCTACGTTGTTTTCAGTGCAAATATCGTAGGTGTATTTCTGGAGTTCTGCATCAAGCGGCACATTGTAGAGGATAAACTCTTCATTTTCTGTCTCATCAGTTTCAACTGTCTCCAATGCCGGTACGGATTCATCGGTTTCTGTTATATAAAGCTGTTTTTCTGTTTTCGTCTCAGGGTTTTCTGTTATCAGAACCGCATTTCCCGTTTCTTTAGGTGCTGTAACTGCAATCGATGCAGCCATTGAAAAAACAAGCAGGACGATAAAGCGCAGTCTAAGACTCGTTCGCCTATTCCTCTTCCTCGTCCTCATGTTTTTCTAACCCTTCTCTTCTAATAAGCTCTTTCAAGAGCTCTCTTGTGCTGTACGACTCCAATGTCCTTTCGGAAACAATACATGTGCACCCGCTTTCTTCTTCCTCATCAGATACCAAGATATCAGATTTAAGAAACCAAGCGGGCCGAACGCCGATGTCGCCGTTGCAGGCGTAGTCGTAGTAGAGGCTGCCATCGGAGTTGACGCCGCGCACGCCGTGGGCGTATCCGTTTGATGCTGTGCTGTAAGGTGTTGCAAGCCACCACCAATCATTCAAATTAGGAATTAATTTTCTGTACTTACGGTACTGGTCGCAAGTTAGTAAAAAAATCTTGTCATTGCTTGTTCCGTAATCAGTCAGACCGTCATCTGCCGTAAGGTCAACTTCTGCTACTTCGATATCCCTCTCCATATCCGAGGTCTTTATAAGACTGTTCAGAAATTCTCCATTGAGGTATTTGCGAAGCGAGCTTTTCTTCCAATCGTTGCAGTTGTCAGTGTCAAAAGGCATATCTCCTATGGATTCTTTGCAAAGCACGAGAGTTTTTCCATCTTGGTGGTCAAGAACCATAACCTCTCTTCCTCCGTAAAAAACCGTCTTACCGATTTCAACATTTTTTAACATTGCTTTCATGCTATTGCCTCCTCTTTTTTTAGTGGAGAAACGAACAATCCAATGTCGATGGGTTTCATTTTTTTAATAGCCTCGTTCAGTTCCTCCGCAGTTTTTATTCCAAACTCCTTTTCCAAAATTTCTCGAATCTCATCTATCCTGCTCATTCCCCCCTCCCCTTTCCGAGAACCTTCTGGCTTATGAGCTTAAGCTCTCCGGCTGCCTTGATGAGATAATCAAGATACTCAACTATTTGCGCCAGGTCCGGTTTTTCGTCGTCGCCGATAACTCCATCTTCCGCTATATCAACAAGCTGTTCCTTGATTTCATCAATCTTCTCGGGAGAAAGGCTTTTCAAAAGCTTAATTGTCACCTGCTCAATACTCTTAACTTCTGTAGCTATCGGAGCCCCTTTCCCAATCGGGCATTCATTCGCACAATATATAGTTTTAAGCTGAGGAGCATTGTAAAGGTCTGCCATCATGATAATTACATCCGGTGGTATTACCTTTGTTACTCCGAGCTCGTAATTTGCCAGTGATGAAACCGACACTCCCAGTAACTCCGCAGCATTCTCCCTGCTTTTAAGCCTTTCATTGTATTTTGCAGCATCTTTTCTACAGCGAAGATAGATGTTTTCACTATCTTTCATGCAGCCACATTCCATTCTTTTCACCTTCTTTCTGCGATACAATTAAGGCAGTTGAGGAGAGGCTTCGTCCTCCGACTTACGAAACGGTAAGTTGTTGTCAAAAAAAATATCGTTTGTTTGCTCCATCGTAAGTCCCAACTTGGCAGATACTATCGTAATTTCTTCCGGTGTAAACTTTACTTCGCCTCGCTCCTTTTTCGAGTACGATACAAGGGATTTGCCTATAGCATCTGCCATGTCCTGCTGGCTAAGCCTTTTCCTCATGCGCGCAAGCTTTAGCTCCAAAGCCTTCATGCTCTCACCTCCTGTGTTTCTTTATTATCATTCTAACTTACGATATGGTAAGTGTCAATATATAAATTATAATTTTAGTAAGAAAAGTTTACAGAGTCGTAATGTTGCAATAATATGGTAAGAGGGGTGATATATTGATAAATTTCAGCGAAAACTTGAGCCGGATTATGGAGGCTCGAGGTATAAATCAGAAGTGGCTTGCTGATGCAGCTAACACCACTGAAGCCACTATCTCACGGTATGTAAATGGAGTCCATAAGCCCAATATAGACATCGTGGTAGATATAGCGAAGGCTCTTGGCGTTTCTGTTGATTACCTCCTTGGCTTAACCTCAGTCTCCGCTTATAAAGAAGAGCGTAATCCAGAACTGCGTCTTCTCACTTCATGCTATAGCAAAGCGTCCGAAAGGGACCGCAAGCTTATTTGGGGCATATTGGAAGATTACATGACTGCTGAGGAAAGGGGCTTCATTTCACACTTTCTGCCAGACGAGAAGAAAAGCAAAAACAGCGGAGCAGTATAATGCGAGAAGGTAATATCATACACGTTGATTTCGGTGTAAAGGGGGTGGACCATGATAATGCTAACAGGTAATGAACATTTTACATATGACGGTATGCCAATAGGCGTGCTTTTAAATGATTTTTGGTCTTGGAGCTCATCTGATTTGCTTAATAATACTCTTCGTGGGGCACTTGCAGAATTTATTATCGGCTCCGCTCTTGGTATTGATTTTTCAACTTGCAGGCGTGACTGGGAATCTTTCGATTTGCTATCTCCATCCGGCTACAGGATTGAGGTAAAATCGTCAGCATACCTTCAATCTTGGGAGCAAAGTAAGTTATCCAGGATTCAATTTAGTATACGTCCTTCACGTTCATGGACTTCTGACAGCGGGTATAGTGATACTATAGTTCGTCAATCCGACATTTACGTCTTCTGTCTCTTTGCATGTAAGGAGAAATCTTCATCTAATCCTCTTGACTTAACACAATGGGAGTTTTATATTCTTCCTACAAAAGTACTTGATGATGCTTGCGGTGACCAGGTTTCTATTACTTTGTCATCCCTCATTAAACTTAACCCGATAAAATCAAATTATGGGGAGCTGGCAAATAAAATCGAGGAGGTATACAAAAATGGGAGCTAAAAACATGGTGGTATCCGGCGACTACAAGGGCAAAGCTGTTTCCCAGGTAAGAGGAACAGCATTCATAACGACCGGCCTTTTTAAGTCTATCAATATCGATAAAAACACAGTGGAATCGTATGAGGTTTTGGACGAGGAACATCAAAAGAGCGCAACAAGCGCAGTTGGCAGGGCTGCTGTTGGAGGACTTCTTCTTGGACCTGTCGGACTTCTTGCAGGATTGAGTGCTAAAACAAAAGGAGCGTATTACATAGCACTTCAATTCAAAGATGGAAAGAGAAGCTTGATTGAGGCAGACGATAAAGTCTACAAAGCAATCATGCAGCAATTGTTTTGAGGGAACAAAAATCGCCCTGCCATAAGGTAGGGCTTTCTCTTTGCTTTCTTTAGTTGTCCCATGGATTGTCCGGTGGACTGTCCTATGGACGCTATATATTTATATAAATATATATTATATGGTAATGGTACTGGTGATGGTGATGGTTACATAGGATTGTCACACGGACTGTCCTATGGACTGTCCAGCGGACGAAAGCTGAAAGTGTTGATTTATCAATATGTTTCATAAAAGCATAAATTTTCATCTTTGCCATTTTTAACGTGTAATGATGAAAAATTCTGTGACAGTCTTCGGATTATTATATGGACGTTCACATGGACAGTCCAATGGATTGTCCTATGGACTGTCCTATGGACACAGGAGGTTGAGCAAGTGAAAAGAAAATTATCAGATACTTTAAATAAACAAAAAGCAGCGTTATATATAAGAGTTTCAACGCACTGGCAAATTGACAAGGATAGCCTTCCTCTTCAACGTGAGGATTTAACTAACTATACTAAATATGCTCTTGGCATCGATTCTTACGAGATATTCGAGGATGCAGGTTATTCTGCTAAAAATACGGACCGACCGGCATATCAACAAATGATGGCAAGAATGCGTACCGGCGAATTTACGCACCTGGTTGTCTGGAAAATTGACCGCATAAGCCGTAATCTTCTTGACTTCGCAGCCATGTATGATGAAATCAAAAAACTTGGCGTTACATTCGTCAGTAAAAACGAACAATTCGATACCTCATCTGCTATGGGCGAGGCTATGCTCAAGATAATCCTGGTCTTTGCAGAGCTTGAGAGAAACATGACATCAGAGCGTGTTTCTGCTGTTATGTTATCAAGGGCTGGAAATGGTCTTTGGAACGGAGGTAAGATACCATACGGATACGATTATAACGAGGAGACCGGCGTATTTTCAATTAATAAAAATGAAGCAGAGATTGTCAGATTCATGTATAACTACTATGAACAGGAACGTTCGTTGCTTAAGGTAGCAAAAAATCTAAACGAGAGAGGCATACCTACCAGGAAAGGAAACACATGGAGCCCAGTAACCGTATCTATTATACTGAAAAGCCCGTTCTACATAGGTACGATGAGATATAACTACCTTAGAGAGTCAAAGCGAAACAATATAAAACCTGAAAGCGAGTGGATACTAATTGAGGACCATCACCCAGCTATCATTGAAAAGGAGCAATGGATTCGAGTGAGCGAATATTTATCAGAAAACCAGCGGAACCGGAAAAATTCAAGCAAGACATATTCCAGGAAGAATATCCATATATTTGCCGGACTGCTTAAATGCGGATATTGCGGCAGCGGAATGCCCAGCACTGTTGACCGTGCGAGGTCCGATGGGTGGAGACCGTCTATATATTCATGCTCAAGAAAACGTCGGTTCAATGACTGCCCAAACAAATACATTTCCGATATTACCCTTGGCCCATTTGTATTGAACTATATTGCTAACATGATGAAGGCCCAGCGCAGCTTCGGCAAAACTACTTCCATTGAAGTGCTGGAGAAAAAGCTGCTGCGTGGTGATACCTTTTCAGATGTGGAACATATCGACAGGCCAGGCTTGGAGGAGCTATACAATTCTCTCCGAGCAGGCAAAACTACAAGCGTGGACTATGTTACTCCCGCCGTATCATCTGACATATATTCATCTGGCGAAGACAGAGAAAGGGACCTGCTTGTATCGGAAAAACGCAAAAAAGAACGTGCTCTTGCAAGACTAAAAAGCTTATACCTTTACGATGAAGAAGCAATATCGGAGAAGGACTACTTGGTGGAACAGAAGAAACTCAAAGACTCTATCAAAGAGATTGATAAACGTCTTGAGGAAATCGAAAAAAACAGCTCTCTGCACTTTACACTTTCCGATGAAGAGTTCATAGCAAAGGCAAGCTACTTCATTATGTCACAGCAATTGACTGATAAAAGGCATATCGATTACGAGAAGTTTATACGTAAAATTGACCCTAAAATAGTCAAGGATTTTCTTAATTCTATCGTTCAAAACTTTTGTATAAAAAACGGCAAAATCGTATCAATTCGCTTCAAAAATGGTCTGGAACACAGATTTTTATACAAATCAGAAGAATAG